GGTGGTAATTTACTTGGACTTTAAGAGTCTATAGTTTGATAACTAAATAATCACACTGAAACTTTCTATAGGATATTATGCCTTTACCAAAGATCGCTACGCCAACATATGAGTTGGAACTACCTTCAACTGGACAAACAATTCAATACCGTCCATTTTTAGTTAAAGAAGAAAAACTTTTAGTATTAGCATTAGAAAGTGAAAATACAAAAGAGATTACAACTGCGATTAAAAATGTAATCAAAGCTTGTATTAGTACAAAGGGAATCAAAGTAGAAACTCTACCAACGTTTGATATTGAATATCTTTTCTTAAACATCAGAGGCAAATCTGTTGGAGAAGAGATAGAAGTTAATATTATCTGTCCCGATGATGGCGAAACTTTTGTTCCTGTAAAAATTAATATTGATGATATTGGAGTCCAAAAGAAAGAAGAACATACAAATAAAATTCAGGTTGATAAGTCAATCATCATGGAAATGAAGTATCCTTCACTGGATCAATTCATCAAGAGTAATTTTGATTTTTCTGAAAACGCTGCGATGGATCAATCATTTGATCTTGTTGCATCTTGTATTGATAAAATTTATAATGAAGATGAAGTATGGACTTCATCAGATTGTACGAAAAAAGAGTTGATTGAGTTCCTTGAGCAGATGAATTCTTCTCAGTTTAAAGAAATTGAAAGATTCTTTGAGACCATGCCCAAACTTTCTCACGAAATCAAAGTTAAGAATCCAAAAACTGAAGTTGAAAGCACTGTCGTTCTGGAGGGTCTCTCAAGTTTTTTCGCATAGCACTGGTCCACATGGACCTTGAAAGTTATTTCAAGCTTAATTTTTCTTTGATGCAGTACCATAAATATTCATTAACTGAGATTGAAAACTTAATTCCTTGGGAGAGGGATATTTACGTTGAGCTCTTAAAGACGCATCTAGAAGAAGAAAAATCAAAGCAGCAACAAAATGGAACCTGACGACCTCGATGATCTATTAGCAAGTATAAAAGCAGAAAGTAAAAGAGAATCCGCTCTTGCTTTGTATGAAGGCGTTCGTGAGGATGATTTAGTTGATGAGAATATTGACGAAAGAATTTTAGAAATACTTGGTTTAGAGTATGTAAACGATTTTACTTATGGTGAATATAAGCAACATCTTTTTGAGGCTCTCCAAAAAATAAATACAGGAAAGGATAAATCAACTGATAGGGCAATGCTCCTTCAGGATGAGTTTAGAAGAGTAAAAAATAAAGTCGGTAAATTCAAAATCAAAAAGAAAAAAATTACTGCAGAAAATCTTGGTGTCACTGGTCCTGTTAAAGTCTCTACTGAAAGATTTTATCTAACATCAAAAGCAATTATACCTCAACCAGCAGCAGCTGCTGAAGGAAAATCGGAAGATATAAAAGATATTAGCCAAGCACTTGATGATTTGTTAAAAAGCATAAGAGATCAATACAAGCACGAACAGAAGAAAGCAGAAGAAAGCAGAAAGGAAGATGAGCAAAAGAAAAGAGCAGGTAGAGAGAAAGAACTAGAAAAACCACTTAAAAAAGTATTAGGGGCACTCAAGAAAGTAGTTGCTCCATTCCAAAGTATTTTGGATAGAATCTTAAAATTCATTCAATTTACTTTCCTTGGATTCTTACTTAATAATGTTATGAAGTGGTTTGCAGACCCTGCGAACAAAAAGAAAGTTGAGGTAATTGGTAGGTTCTTAAAAGATTTTTGGCCTGCTATATTAAGTGCTTACGTTTTATTTGCGACTCCATTTGGTAAACTTGTCAGAACAACTCTGACACTCTTGCGTTCTTGGATTCCCAAGATGGCAAGATTTTTAGTAGCAAATCCTTGGATAGCAGCAGCTGCTGGAATTGCTGGTCTTGCGATTGCTGCTAATGAAGTTACAGGGCAGCGTCAAGCAGCATCAGTTCAAACTGAAAATAAAGCAAACGCACAAACGGGTCAAGGAATGGGTCTTCAGGCAACTGACACTATGACTGATAAAGTTCCAAGTGTTGGTGATATGGGACCAACAACTCCATATGGAATGCTTCAAGGAGTTGCAGGTGGCGGTAGAATTAAAAGAAGATCCTTCTTTGGTGGGAGCAGAGATGTCAATGTAAAAGACATTGCATTTGAAGAGGGGGGTGGAATCAATGATGATAGTGGAGTAAGAATTACTGGTGCAGGTCCTGATACTCAACTCATTGCTGCTCAACCTGGCGAAGTTATGATGTCTAAGAAGGCAGTTGATAAGTATGGAGCAAACTTCTTCTTGGGATTAAACAAGAGAGCAGGTGGAACTAACATTCCAAGAATGGTAAACAATATTCAACTTGCTCAAGGTGGAGGAGTAATTAAAAAACAAATTCAAACTTTCCAAGGCGGCGGAATGATTGGAGCATTGGGCAGACTTGGACTGCCTGGTACAGGAAGAGTTATGGCACCTAAAGGAGAACAATTTAGTGGTCAACAAACAACAGTAGATAAATTTTTGGGAATGACTATTCCTGGATCTCAAAAATTTACAACTTATGGTCAAGGTGATATAGAAAGATACAATAAACTTAATCCAACAAGTCCACTTGTGTCTGGACAAGCAATGTATAGAAGTCCAGATGGGATGAGTCAATACACCGCTCCAACAACAAGGACACAATCATCAAGAAGTTCATTTGTTAGCGATGCTTTCAGAAACTTTGGACAGAATGTAAAGACGATTAAAGGTGCTGCAAGGCGTCAAGAGATTATGATGAGACAGATGGGAGTTAAGCCAGATGGATATGTAAATCTTCGTGGACAACCAATCAATTTAGGTCCACAGTCTAGAGCAATGCCTGTAGGAACTCCAACAATTATCTCAAGAACTCAAATGATTGTCCTCCCACCAACGACAACTGTTGCAAAGAAACCATCAATTCCAACAATATCTGGAACTCAAATTCCTGAGTTTAGTATTGTTGCTAATACAAATCATAGGTCACTTGTTTCAAGTGCTCTTGGAATCTCTGATTTGGTAGGATAATTTTATGGCAGTCATAGACTCTAAGAAATTATTACCAACAGGAAAACCAGGCGGTTCTATTGTAGAATCGCAAAGACCTTTCTTAGTTCCTGCGAGTAATATCTCTTTTAAAAAGTCTATTGATATCTCACAAAAACTTTTAAAACCAGCGGATAAAGAAGCACAAAGACCTGGTGACGATCTTATACTTATTAAGAAAAATGTTTTAGAGATAAAAGATATTTTCAGCAACATGTATTTACTTCAGAGAAGTGAAGATAATCGTAAAAGAAAATTAAAAGAAAAAGAAGAAGCAGAAGAAAGAGAAAAGCAATTAGAAAAAAACCCACAGGCAAAAGAAGATCCAAATAAGTTACCAAAATTATCTATTCCTGGAAGAGGCATTCTTGATACGATTAATCGTTTTCTTGCTTTTACTTTCGCTGGATTTTTAATTAATAACTATTCCAAATATCTACCAAAATTATTAGAATTTGTAAAGTACATTACTCCAGTCACTAATTTTATAGGATCTTTTGCAAAAAACTTAATGAATGGAGTAATTACATTTGTTGATTTGGGATATAAAGCATACGATCAAGTTAATAAAACGATTGAAAGTATTGGCGGAAAGGATGCAGCAAAAACATTTGATGATTTTTCAAGTAAATTAAACATTCTTTTGAATGGTTCTATTGTTGCTGCTATGTTAATTGCTAGCACTACTCCCAAAAAAATAAAACCAAAGATTGGATTTGATAGATTTGGAAGAAGAGTAGGACAAGATACCCAAAGAAGATATCTACAGAGATATGGAGAAAGACAATTTGCGGACAGATTTGGAAAGAAAAATCTACAAAAACTTGCCACAAGTGGAACAACTAATCTTGCCAAAGGAACAGTAAGACAATCATTACGATCAGTAGTAGGAGTTCCAATCATTGGTTCTCTCATTGGTTTTGTTATTGATACTGTTGTTTTTCGTGAGAAACCAACAAGAGCGGCAGCAGGTGCAGTTGGAAATGCTGTTGGACAAGGTATCGGAATTGCTCTTGCTGGAGGAACTACTCTTGGACTTGGTGCTGGTGTTGGTATGTTTATCGGTGGATTTCTGGGAGACATTGTTGGAAAATCTTTATATGATGCTTTTGTTGGTTATCAACCAGAACCTACACAAGCAAAAGCACAAGGCGGACAAATATCAAGAGGTGGCAGGAGACAAACTGCACCATCAAGACAAATAAGAAGAGTCGCACCAAGACCAAGACGAGTTCAACCACAAAGAACTCAACCTGGAAGAGATGTTGGTGGAATTAAAAAGATTGAAGCTCTCTATGGTCAAGACAAACCAGGACAAAAGAGTGGACTAAGAGCTCTCAAAAATACTTCAAGTTATTTGAAAGGAGTATCAGTTCTGAATGGATCTCTTGGAAATATCATGGGTGCATCTGTTGACTTGGCGATGGGTCAAAAGTTTGACAAGAAAACAATTAGAGCAATGGGTGATCAGTTTGGATTTGCCATCCAAAATATGGTTGATAACCAAGTCTCCATGTCTTTAGGTGATATATCAAGACAACTTGCGATGGCAAATGGTGGTGTAGTTCCTTCTAGAAGAATCGGAGAGGGATTGAGTGTTGGTGCTAGAGTTAGTATGTTAATATCTAATGCTTTATCAATCGCACTTCAAAGTTCTGCTGAAAAAGTTTTACGTAATTTAAATCAAGAGTTGAATTTGGAAGGAGGTGCTCCTGATAGTATGCCACCAGGACCTGGGGGTGGACCTGATGGAGGACCTGGAGCAGGAACCGTTTCAGTTTCTAGCGATAGTCCTGATTTTTGGTTACTTGCTGTAGGGTCTTTATTGGAGAATTCTCATCCACAAGGAGCAGCAGATGTTGCTCAAGTGATATACAATAGGGTCTCATCTCCTTCTTGGCCAAGCACTATAAGAGATGTAATATTGCAAGGTAATGGTGATCAGTTTCAACCTGTTAGAGATTATGGAAATATTTCTGCCTGGAAATCAATAAAAGATAAAGAATCTGCAGTAGATTTTATAAAAAAATATGGTAAAGGTAGAACACAATCTCAGTTAGAATCTGTTGCTGCTTCATTATTGGATTCTTCTAGACAAAGATCTGCAAGAAGTTTTGTAGGACCAAGAGATAGTTTTAGAGCGACCTCTTTTGAAGATAGAGAAAATCATCTTGCAGATGACACTGAACAGAGAAGACATGGACATGTTTTTGGATTTGAACCAGGAGGAGCACAAATTGGTTCATTTAGATCTGGTAAGTTATCTCCTGCTCAAGTTTCTCCACAAACAAGAGGAACAGTAACTCAGATTAGTGCTAAGGGATTGCCTTTGACTGGAGAAAATGGAAGATTGAAACCCTCACAACTTACAAGAGTTGGAACATTAGTTGGTGGTGTTGACTATCAAGATTGGTATGGTAATGGTGCATATTTAAGAAATGATGCTGCAGCTGCCTTCTTGGCTGCAAAGGAACAAGCAAAAAAAGAAGGTATAACTATACCCATTACAAGTGCATATAGAAGTTTAGAACATCAAAGAGCAATTCAAGGAAAATATGCTGTTGTTGCTGCTCCAGGAACTTCCCGTCATGGAGAAGGAACTGCTCTAGATATTCAAACAGGAACTGCAGGTTATGCTTGGTTTGTTCAAAACGGACCAAATTTTAGATGGAGATATATGGCAATACCTGGAGACCCAGTTCACTTTGAATATGTCGGTGGATTTAAACCAACACAAAAGCAAAATAAAGTAAAACTTTCTCCAATTTTTGATAGAACTCAAGCAACATTAGGTCCATCAAAGCTAAAATCAACTGATGTTGCAATGAATACAAGTTACTCTCAAAACGGAATGGTTGCATTTGAAAATAATACAATCCTCTACCAAAAGGAATTTGTGCTCACAGGTTAAATACTTATAAAAAGATATGCTAACTAAAGAGTCTTTAACATATAATAAATTTGAGGTATACTCAAACTCAAACAAGAAGTTTGCAGACATTAGATCTGGAACTCCTAAGGTAGAGTATCGTGAAAGTGTCTTTAGCCCTTTTGTGATGATCAATGTATTTGTAATTGAAACTGGAAACAGTATTGATTCTGATACTGGCGATGGGCTAGTCTCAGTTCTTGAAGGATTAAAACTTCAAGGAACAGAAAAAGTTTTGTTTGAAATTGAAGATGCGAATGGAAATAAAATCAAACTTACTGATGATGATGACTTGAGAGTTGCTAGCGTATCAAGAGTATCTCAGTCATTTAAAAATATTACATATGCTTTGAATGTGGTATCTAAAGAAGCGTATGATAATACTCTACTCGAAAACAGAGTGAGAAGAAAGTTTGATGGTAAAGTATCTGAATGTGTTAGAACCGTTTTAACTCAAGATCTTAAAACAAAAAAGAATATTGATATTGATTCGACTCTTAATACTTATACTAAATGGGGAGTGGATGATTATCCCTTTGAAAAAATATTAGATTTTCAACAAATTGCAATTCCTGATATCCAAAATGCATCTGGCAAAACTGCTGGATATCTTTTCTGGCAAACTTCTGAGGGATTCAAATTTAAGTCATTAGATAAATTATTTGATACCAAAGGAAAAAAAATTAAAAGATATATTGAAAACAAAAAAGTTGATTATGCAAGTGTTCCTGCAGGGTTTGATGATAAAATTTTATATTCTAGAATTGATAGAACGATTGATGCATTATCTCAATTTGAGTCCGGTGCATATGGAACTGTGATAGAAGTTTATGACCCAGTAAACAAAACATACGTTAAGAACACGCCTTTTGTTGCACCATTAGAAGGAAACGGAGTCATAGCGGGAAAAGAATTGCCAGAGTTCAATTTAGATTTGAAAGAAAAAGCAACCGTTCGTATTCATCCGAAAAGGGATATTGGACAGACATTTGGGTCTGGAGACTCTTTTGATAAGCAAGTAGAAAAAAATACCGTAGAGGGTATTGTAATGGAAGAAGTTTTACAACAAACTCAACAAAATTTTAGACAGAAGTTTAATATGTCTGCTGAAATTATTATACCTGCAGACTTTAGTTTACATGCAGGAGATTTGGTATATTGTGAGTTTCCAGAACTATCAACAAAGAATACCCTTACAAAAACCCCCAAGGATAGTGGCATATATATGATATCGGATCTATGTCATTATGGTGATAAGTCCAAAACTTATACCGGTTTACATTTGGTCAGAGATTCTTTCGGTGTAAAGGTAATCTAAAATGGAAAGAAGTATTCAACAACACATTAATGATGATAAAGACGAACTCGATAATCCATCGATTAGTTCTCAACGTCGTCGTCATCTAGAAAGTGAATTAGATTCACTAGAAAAATATCAAACAAATCATCCAGATGCAAGTCACGATCCAACTTCATTGGAATTATATTGCGATCAACATCCAGACGCATCAGAATGTAGGATTTATGAGGATTAATGGCAGAGTCATCTCAAAATAGATACTTTAGAAAAGAACTAGAAAAGAGACTTGGCAAAACCATCATAGGTATAGGTCAAATTGACGCAGAAACTTTTGAAGTTGCTCAACGTCAACAGGGAAAGTTTACTGAATACAAAGAACAAGCATCTGGAATTCTTCTCAATAAGTACAAGGTTAGAATTTGTCATGCGACAAATGAAAGTGAATCTATTAATAATTTAATTGATGCGTATGGACAGGCACCTACCTCTGGACTCAGGGGAGAGCTTTGTCCTGTTCCAACTTATCCAGTAAACACTTATGTTACAATCTATAGAGACCCTTTAACGGAACTCTATTACATTGATGAGGCACATCCCAATACTGTAGTTGATTTACCTTCTAAGAAGAACACTCCTGGTTGTGGTGCTGCAAGTGGATTCATTCCTGGTTCAGCAAATTTCAAAGTTCCTCAAACCCATCAAGAACCTAGTGGTAAAGGGGTGGCAAAAGGTTCAGAAGTTCTTAGGAATACTGTACCAAGCAAAGAGGATAAAAAACAAAGTTCACACAACGAAAGCGTAACAATACCAAGTCCTTGCATACCGGTTGATACTGCTGCTATCAATAAAGAACTTGAAGGTCTTATTAAGTTTGTTGAGGATCTAAGAACAGGAGTTCTTGGTGAAGATAGTTTTCTCTCTACCAGTCAAGAATTTCTAGGGCAAGTTCAATCAAAGGTAAGTTCTGTATCTAAAATAATTTCCAATTCTATTGCTTGGTTGATTCAACAAATTAGAAAATATGTAATGAGAAAAGTCAATGCAGTTGTTAATAATACGATAGGTAATGTTTATTTAAATATTAGATATTCAGTATTAGAGGCAAAGGATGGTGCTTTAGATTTAATATCATGTTTATTTTTAAAAATTTTAAGTAATCTTGCAAATTTCATAGGAGATTTTCTTAATTCATTTATTGATACAGTATTAAATACTGGATTATGTGTAATTGAATCTTTCTTATCATCTTTAATTGGTGCGATATTGCCTTCAATTTTAAATGCGGTAAATGCTATTTTAGGACCTATTTCTAGTTTGATTGGGTCTGCAATTAGTCTTGCAAATGATGTCCTCACTTTCTTAGAAGGTATAATTGATTTCTTGACTTGTGACATAACACAACTTTGCCCTGCAACAAATGAGTGGAATTTCTTAGAGGGTGGTCTTGATTCTTCAGGATTTGGAACTCTTGATTTTAATTCAATATTTGAAAGTGCAAAATCATTTGCTGATGATATCATCTCTCTTGGAGATGTTCCTGGAGATGTTATTGGTAGTCTCTCTGGCATCAATGCAGAACAAGCAATCAACAATGCTGTTGATGCTGCAGCAAGTTGTTTAGGATTGTTTGAATGTGGTCCGCCAACAGTTTCTTTCTGGAATCTTGGGTCTGGAGGTGGAACAGTCGCTGATGCTGTTGTAAGTATTACTGGAGAGATACTTGGTGTTAATATTACCACACCAGGAAAAGGATATACAAATCCTCCGAATGTATCATTTAATGATTCTTGTGGATCTGGAACGGGAGCATATGGAACTGCTGTCATAGGTGACTATGAATACACTGACCCAGAGACTGGAGAAACTTCAACACAGACTGGAGTTCTTGATGTGATAATGGATAATTCTGGTTATGGATATCTTCCTGCTCCAGATGGAAGTATTGGTGGAATGGGAAGAACTATTGCTGGTCGTTGTCAAAGTTTGATTATAAGGGGGAATACGAAGAAGCGGGAAGGTCCTTTTGAACCAGGTACAGTTCTCAACATAAGAGCAGGAGATACAGTACGACTTGCTGGTGTTCCAGAATACATTTCAGAAGTTAATGAATCTATCACAACACCACCATGCCCAGATACAGTAAAACCAACATCACCATCTTCAACTTATTCTGTCGTCACTTCCATTGGTAATGTTGTTATCAGAGATCCTGGATTTGGATTCACTCCTGGTGATACGATTACTGTGACACCTGATAATGGAGCAGACATAACTCCTGTTATTACTGATGGATCAATAACTGGTGTGGTCATTAATAATCCTGGAATTGGATTTGCTGGTATGCCAGTGTTAACTCTAAATACCAATACAGGTTATAATGCTACTTTATTACCTGTCCTTTCATTCAAGAGAATTGGTGAAGATACTGCGTTTGATGTTCCAGCAGGAACTAAAGTTATTCAGGTTATTGATTGTGTAGGTAAAAATTAATGGCAGAAGAAAAGTGTTACTCATTTAATAATTTCTCCAACACTGAAGGTGAGGTGCGCCTTAGTGATGTGATGAAAAATAACGTGAAAATGTCAGTTATTATTCGCAACATTTTTCCAAATTCATTTAAGAGATCTCATTACACCGGTCTCCAGATGACTGGTAAACTTGCCGGATCAACTATCAATAGTGCTCCCGCATGTTATCAAATTTTGTGTGGGGAGCAACCAGTTAATGGTATTTCATTTGTTGCATATGCAGAAAATGGTGACATGATTATTGGAGCTCCAAAAGGAAGAATCAGAATGTTTGCTCAAGATATTGATATCATCGCTTCAGGTAATGGTACAGACACTGGATGGGTTAATATCTTATCCAATGCAAAAGTAAATTTAGAGTCAGGAACTGTTCAGTTGCAATCTGCGGATGCTTTAAGCTTAGGCACAGAAAGAAATTTAAATTTAAATGTTCCTGGAAGATTTAAAGTTACCTGTGGATCGATGAAAGTTGTTGAGGGTTCTGATATATCTCCTATCACCAGTCCTCTTGGAAGTGGAGCAAATACAATTCTTCAACAAGTAGAAGGTCTTAAGAAGTTGATTCAAAGTATAACATAAAATGGAAGTTACAGATCTACACGTAGGAAAACAATTACAAGTTGTTGGTAATTTACCTGGTGGTCTTCCTGGTTTACCTAATGTTGCACATGGAGTTGGAGCTCTAGCAGTTCCTGGTTCTGGTTGGTTTGATGGCAGTCTCCATGTTGGTTCTCCTCTGTTTGTACCATTTGAAACAACAGTTGGATTTTGTAGACCGCCAGAAACAAATCCAAAGGCACTTGCAAAATCTATTCTAACAATATCAAGTCGAAAGTTTCCACCAACACCAATTGATGTAGTTGTTGGAGATCCAGTAGGACCCGTTGGTATAAGCGTTAACTCTATTTTAATTAATATTATCTCACCAATTACAAATGGAGTTGGACTTTTAAATTGGGTAGGTGCCAAAACTTTTACAGGAGTCAAGCAACAGACTGGTGTTGAACTCAGAGTTGGTGCTGTTGCTGATGCTGGAAAAGAAGCAACTGTTGGAAATGTTGCAGAGAGTGGATCAAGAGTTATTAATGGATCTCTGGTAGTAAATGGTGCTACTCATATTAATGGATTCTTATCTTTCTTGAGTTCAATTGTAGGAACAACTAAACTATTTGATATCAAACATCCAAATAAAAAAGGTTATAGATTAAGGCATAGTTGTCTCGAAGGTCCAGAACATGCCGTTTATTATCGTGGTAGATTAATTGATAATTATGTGATAGAATTACCCGAATATTGGCATGGTTTAATCAATCCAGAAACAATAACAGTAAACTTAACTCCACATGGTACATATCAAGAATTATTTGTACAGAAAATTGAGTGGGGATCTAAAATTCATATTATGAATAATTCTGGTGGACCAATTAATTGCAGTTATACAGTTCATGCGGAACGAATTGACATTGCAAATTTAGAAATAGAATATGAGAGTGATGAAATTATACATCAAGAATTGGAGAAGAAATAAAAATGGGAATCGCATCAGATATTATTTCAGATTTAAGTGAAAAGAAACAACAAGCGTATGATGGTATTGAGTTTCTTCAAAAGAATATTGTATTAAAGGATAGTATATACAAAGAAAGATATGATGCTGTGATTGTAAGCATTGACGGAGATCTTTTTTCTGATGTAAAAGATGTTAATGACAAACTTCAAAATGTAAGATCTGCATATGCAGATAGAATATCAGTAGGATGTAGGACTGATATGTTTTGGCGAGTCATTGGTTTAAGTACCACACCAGTACCAGGAGGTGGGGGTGGAGTTAATTCTTATTACAATTTACAAGTTACTAGATTATCCATTCCTGGATATTCAAACGCTGGCATTGGATCGACAAGTGGAGTTGGTCTTGGTATTAATGGAAGCGTTGCATTTTTAACTTCTTCTGGAGGAATCACGACATATCCACCAAGAAGTTTATTTGGATTTGAGGAGAAGAACTTGTATGGTATCAAGTATTATGATGAACCATCTCAAAAGGATATTGGAGATACCTTTGTAACAAGTTTTATTGGAACAATCAGTATAGGTTCCAGTATTCTTACCGTAATGTCCCCAATTGGATCTGGAGTTACGATTGGTATTTCTTCTGGACAACTTATTTCTGCTTCAAAAGATGGTATATTTGCAGCAGGTTATGGAGAGATTGTTGGATTAGGAACGACTCTTGCTGACTTGAGCACTCTTTCTGGTGTTGGAAACACTGTTGGAGTTGGAACCACAACTGAAGTTGTTAGTAGAATTATATTAAATTCGGTTGTTGCAATTGGCGCTTCATCTCCGGAGCAAGATGGTTCGTATGTAACTTTTGTTGTTTCTGAAAGTCCAGCAGGAATCGGTACAACCGCGATTAGTTATTATAGAATTGAATTTGCATCAAATCCATTCAGTCCACAAATCATAGGTATCATGACGAGCGGACAATATGGAATTGGTAAGTCTGTTTTTTATGATAACTCTGGGTATAATTCAAATACCCAATCTTGGAAACCAGAATTTGCAAGACCTCAATTGAGCAGCAGTCAACCAGCAGTCACAGAACCAAATGTTGGGGCAGGAAAAATCTATTATCCAGTGGGATTCTCAAGTTATCCATCTCTTCCTTCATCTGGAACTAGAGCTGCGGAGGGAACTATTATATCAGTTGATGTCACTCTAATTGGATCAACAACTCTTTACACAAATGCATCTGCATGTCCAACACAGGAAACTAATCTGACAAATGCAATCAATACAGCAAACGCTGCAGAGTCAAGTATTCAATCTGGTCTTGGTGACTTTGGTTATAAAATTAATGCAGTGAATGCTTTTAGAGATTTGAGAACTGATATTCAATTAGAGATTTGGGGTAACCGACAGGCAATTGATGGTCTTGCAGATGATATAGATAAGTACGATACTGCCATTGAGTATCTTGGAGTTACAACTATTACATCACTATTACCATGATTACCTTAAACCATCCTTCAATTAAAGATTATAACCTAAACCTTGAGGGTTTATTTGGACCAGAGAACGCGGTGTTTTTTCGTGGTAGAATCACAAGTCAAAACGAAATTAAACTACCAAGTTACTGGGAAGAGTTTGTTGAGCAAACATCAATTTCTGTACACTTAACTCCGATTGGTGCCCATCAAAATGTAATCATTAAAAGAATTGGTGAAAATAAAATCTTCCTCCAATCAAGCGGTGGAATGCCAATCGATTGCTATTATCTGATCATTGGAGAAAGAAAAGACATACCAAGATTAAAGGCAGAGCAGAGGGTTGACACTGAGGAGTAAGTCACCTATAATAACCAGGTAATCAACAAACGAACCAATGCAAGATGAGTATCTGACAAGCTGCGTGGTTGATCCAGTTAAGCGAACTGTCTATCTTTATTCTAATGAAGGATCAGAAAAAGAAGTGGCATGTGAAACTGTCGAAGAGTTTATGAGCGTATTAGAATTTGTTCGTTCTACTGTAGACGAAAAAACTCTTTCATATACCAATCCTCTATGAATTTTTATAAGATTTCATATAAAGCACTGAAAGAAGAACCAGTCAAAACCACACCAGAAAACGTTCAAGAGGCAAATGAAGCACTTTTTACTGCAAAGTGGAATTTACCAAAAGCAGCAAAACACTGCGGAATGTCACATAAAGAAATGAAATTGACATTCTGGGAGTATCTCAAGTATAATCCTATCACGTATCAAGTGTGATTTTCTGCCCGTGTAGCCCAGCGGAAGAGGCACGAAACTTAAAATTTCGCAAGCGACAGTTCGAATCTGTCCACGGGTATTAGGGGTTTTAACCAACCTCTAAATAATCAAAAGTAGGAAATGTCCTATGAAATACCGCATTGATGCCAGATACGTTTGGTACAATAAAGGAACAGAACTCGTTCTAATGTATTTCATTGAAGGTGTTCCATTTACTTTTGATGATGTTCCAGAAAGTCATTTGTACGATTTGGAAATTCTTGAAGCAGCAGATAAAGAACGCAGATACGAACCAGAGGATTTGTACAGAACATCATTCTATTTGATTGATGAACAGTGCCACCCTTTGATGTTTGAACTGGAACTGGAAAACCCAGAAATGCTACCTCAAGATTAATTTCTGCCTCATAAGCATTAAATTGATGCACGACCTTTGTAACGTCGAGAACTCGGGGAGGTACCGGGATGGGGCTCTTAGTTCATAAAAGAACTCATATGTCATTAATATCACAAAGAGACAGGCAACTTGCCATTGAAGCATTAGAATACTATCGTGAAGATACGCTTCGTAGAGAACAAGCATTTAAAGATCTTGGTATTTCTGATGTTCATCTAAATGATGCTTTTATGATGGAGATAAATGCTCTCATCAACTGGGTGAAACTGGAGTATCAAAAGAATGAAAATTAATCTCTGGTGGTGTAAGGATATGGGACAGTGGCGATGGACTTTATGCGATGATGTACGTCCGATAGTTCGTCAGGAATCAGGACAAAGACCAAATCTGCGTGATGCTATGAATGACGTAGCAATTACAGTGGAATATATACTTGACGACCCTAAAAAATTTTGATAATATATAAAAGGCGATACTAAACCAAACCCCTTCCGTGTGCGGCAGAACCTCCTTTCAGGAGGTTTTGTTGTATGATAAATAATCCATAACAGAACTATAGTGCTAATAAGATGCCTCTCAGTCGTTTAGATAATTTCCTCAAAAATGCACGCGGAAATATCTTATATGTAAATCCAAATGATTTAGATGCCACAGATAGTATTGAAAATCAAGGTAATTCACTGACTCGTCCCTTCAAAACGATTCAACGTGCATTAATTGAAGCATCTAGATTTTCCTATCAAAGAGGACTTGATAATGATAGATTTGGTCAAACCACAATTCTTGTTTATCCTGGTGACCATTTAATTGATAACCGTCCTGGATGGATTCCTGATGGCACAAATAGTTTTAAGTTGAGAAATGGTACAACATCAAGTGATTTTTCTCAATTTGATCTTTCAACAAACTTTGATTTAACGACTGATGGTAATGCACTTTATAAATTAAACAGCATCTATGGTGGGGTAATCATCCCAAGAGGAACCTCTCTGGTTGGATTGGATCTCCGTAAGACTAAGATTCGTCCAAAATATATTCCTAATCCCACAAATGATAATATTGAAAGATCTGCTATTTTTAGAGTAACTGGAGCTTGTTACTTCTGGCAGTTTTCTATTCTTGATGGTAATCCAAGTGGAATAGTCTATAAAGATTACACTACAAATACTTTTGTACCTAACTTCTCTCACCATAAACTGACTTGTTTTGAATATGCTGATGGTAAGAACCCTGTAGATATTGATGATGCATTCTTAACGTATAGTACAACCAGAACTGATCTGGATATGTATTATGAAAAAGTAGGTCTTGTATATGGTCCTTCATCTGGTCGTGAAATTGAACCAGATTATCCATCATCTTCACTTGATATTCAACCTAAGATTGATGAGTATCGTATTGTTGGTCCTACCGGAGGGGAAGTAGGAATTAGCAGCATTAGAGCTGGAGATGGTACAACTTCATCTACAATTATCACAGTTACAACAAACGAAGCATTTGAAGAAGTTGCTGTAGATACCGCAATTCAAATTAATGGTGTGACTGCAACTGGATACAATGGACAATATGTGGTAAGTGATGTCGTAAGTTCTACAGAGTTCAAGTACAACGTTTCATTTGCTCCTGCAAACCCACTTCCAACTCCTACCGGGTCAACGGTAAATCTTTCTGTTGATACAATTTCCTCTGCATCGCCATATATTTTCAACATCTCTTTGAGATCTGTCTTTGGAATGTGTGGTCTTCATGCAGATGGAGACAAGGTAGATGGATTTAAGTCCATGGTTGTAGCTCAATTCACTGGAATTGGACTACAAAAAGATGATAATGCTTATGTAAAGTATGATCCAAATAGTGGAACATATAAAGACTCTACTTATGCTGGTAATGAGAATCTTCATAGCGATTCTCTAGCAGTTTATAAACCAACATACGAAAACTATCACATCAAGTGTTCAAATAATTCATTACTACAAATTGTCTCTGTATTTGCAATTGGATTTGCACAACACTTTGTTGGTGATACTGGTGGTGACCAATCTATCACAAACTCTAACTCCAATTTTGGTTCAAAGTCTCTGATTGCATCTGGATTTAGAAAAGAAGCATTCCAAAGAGATGATGTAGGTTACATCACTCATATCATTCCACCAAAAGAATTAACAACTTCAAATATAAACATTGAATTTGATGCGATTGATGTTGCAACTACTGTTGGAGTTGCGTCAACGAACAGACTATACTTATATAATAGAACCAACCAAGATGTTATTCCCGATAATGTTATTGAGGGATATCGTATTGGTGCAAAAGAAAATGACTTACTTAAGTGTCTGATTTCTCAAGGTGGATCTGCGACAGAGTATTCTGCAAGAATTGTTATTCCAAATACTCAATTTACATCAGAAGAAGTAACATCAGAAAAGAAATTTATTATTGGAAGATCTGCAGGAATCAATAGTATTTCTTCTAACGTCATCACACTCACAAGACCACACAGTTTCATCCAAGGTGAATCTGTTCGTTTCTTAAGTGATAGTGGTCAACTTCCTGATGGTCTTGAGAGCAATAGAATTTATTACACGATCACTTCTGGAATTAGTTCAAATCAAATTAAAGTTGCGAAGACTTTAAATGATGCGCTTAATGGGCAGCAACTTACAATCAATGACAAGGGAGGAAGAATCTCAGTTGTTTCTAGAGTTTCGGATAAGAACTCTGGTGATACTGGACATCCAATTCAATATGATTATTCTCAAGGTCAATGGTATATTAATGTAGCAACTGCAGCGACTGATAATAATCTATATTCAACAATTGTTTCTCTTGGAACTACGACTCTTGGCGCTGCAACTCCAAGAACATACATCACAAGACAACCAGATACAAGAAACCTAGGTGATACGATCTACAAACTAAGATATGTTATTCCTGCTGGATCTGGAATTACATCCGCAAGACCTCCAATCGATGGATTCGTTATTCAGGAATCTAATGACACAACTGGTGCAACCAATACTGAAGTTCAGACTTACTTTAGTTCAACAACAGTTTCTCTGACGAATATAAGTGAGCAAAGAAACTTTAAGTTTATTGCAAATGCGACTTGGGATGGTACACATGCATACTATCAAACAGAATTACCACATAATCTCTCTGTAGGTTCTGTTGTTGAAGTATTGAATGTAACCAGCACTAATAACACTACAGGTATTGCAAGTGTTGGATTCAATAATACATTTAGTGTAATTGGAATCAGCAGCACAAAATCATTCCATGTTGCTCTTGGAGATAATCCTGGAACATTTACAAATGATACTACAAATAGAACAACAGCACTACCAAAATTTAGTCGTAAGAGATTTAATGATACTTATTACATCTATCGATCTCAAGAGATTCAAAAGTATGTTCCTGGCGAACAGGATGGTGTCTATCATTTAGTTGTTCTGAATGCTTCAAACAAACCAACAGTAACACCATTCTCTGGACAAAACTTCTCTCAACCAGTTCAAAATCTTTATCCTCAAACCAATAGAGATAATCCAGCATCTGATCCTCAGGAGTCAGTATCATATGCACTTGCAACTCCTGTTGGACAAGTTATACTTGATGATCCAAAACATAGCATTACAAAAGAAACAGTTAATAAGACTTTAGATGATGTTAATGTTGGTTTTGGAATTACTAATATCATTTCAAATCTAACTGGGACTGCACATACGATTCATACAACCATCGATCATGGATTGAATCGTATCACTTCAGTTAGTATTGGAAATAGTGGAACTGGATATGGAAGTGGATCAGCAGTTTCACTTTACAATGCACGTCTGGTAGGATTTGCTGGATCAACAACAGGTAATTATGCGACTGCAAGAATTATTGTTGATGGTATTGGCGGAATCACCGCTGTTAAGATTATGGATGGTGGTTCTGCCTATGGAATTGGTAATACTCTTGCTGTCGTAGGTGTTGCAACCACATCTGGATTTGTGCAGGGATACGTCACTGTTACTGATGTCTATGACAACACTGGAGACGTAGTTAGAATTACTGGTGTATCTTCTGAATCTCAATCTCACTACAATCAACTCTATAGAATTACTTCTGTTCCTGTTGGATCAACAAAGATAGTTAATGTTGCATCTGCATCAACAGTTGGAAATGCAAACACAACTGGAGTTGGTGCTGATCTAACAACAGATGCATTTGGATATATCACTGGTGAGGCTCTGAATGTAACCTCCCTGATCTATGATAACGTCTCAGGATTAGCAACAGTTACTACGGCACAAAGACATGGACTTCGTGTTGATAATAAAATTCGTATTTCTGGTGCTGATAATGATTTCTATAATAGAAACTTTATTGTAACTAGAAATACTGATCTGAATAATTTTGTAATGAATATTGGAGTTGGCACTGTAGCACCTTCAACATCAGGAACTCTCTATGTTTACAGAAATGGTGTTACTTCTAATGAAGGAAATGTAACGATTGAGAATGAAAACATTGGTGGTCGTCAAGTTGTAGAGTATGCAGGTATCACAACAACACTATCTGCAGTTATTTCAAGTGCTACTGCAACAAACATCGAACTTCAAAATATCTCAACACTTGATGTTAATATTGGAGACTATCTGTTAATTGATGACGAACTTGTAAGAGTTAAGACAACTGTAACGACAAATCCAATTTCGGTCTTCAGAGGTGTCCTTGGAACAAGAGCAACAACTCACCTTATCAATAGCGTTGTAAGAAGAATTCATGTAAATCCTGTTGAATTCAGGAGAAATTCGATTCTTCGTGCATCAGGTCATACGTTTGAATATCTTGGTTATGGTCCTGGTAACTACTCAACTGCACTTCCAGAGCGTCAAGATCGTCAACTCTCAATAGCAGAAGAGTTCTTATCACAATCAATTAAGTATGATGGTGGTATCGTTGTTTACACTGGTATGAATAGCGATGGTGACTTCTATATTGGTAATAAAAAAGTCAGCTCTGCAACTGGTCAGGAAGAAGTCTTTGATGCACCAATTCCTACAATCACTGGTGAAGACCTTGCTCCTACTGGCGTCAGTATTGGATTTGATGTCCTCTCACCACTTGAAGTTTCGATCAGTCGTTCACTAAGAGTTGAAGGTGGTCCAGACAACAATATCATCTCTGAGTTTGATGGTCCTGTTATTCTGAACAACAAACTGACTTCCACATCTGATAAAGGTATGGAAGCAGCATCGATCTTCCTACAAGGCGATGCAACAGTTTCTAGAAAGTATACTGTTGGTATTTCAACTCCATCACTTGCAGGAAACCCAGGAGATATTGTTTATAATGCAAATCCATCCAAAGGTGAATATCTTGGTTGGGTATACACCAATGAAAACGATTGGTATCGTTTTGGTAATGTAAGTCTATCACAGAGTAGCAATATTGTACTCTTTGATCAGGTTGGTATTGGAACAACATCTGTTGGAAACCTAACACTCAAAGTTGGATCTGGTTCTTCTGAATTTTCCGTGAATGGGTCTGGTGAAGTTGGTGTTGGAACAACATCAACACAAGGATATAAGATGTATGTGAATGGTTTAGTTTATGGACAATTTGTTGGTGATGGCGCTGGACTTACAAACCTTGATAGTATTTGGGTTGCGGACTATACAAACACTTGGATTTACACCAGAGACAATACAGATCACAAGGTTGGCATTGGTACTACAATTGGAGTCACTGCACAACTACAAATTGCTGGAACTGCTGCAACATCTCTGTATGTTACAAATGGATCACGTTTTATTTCAACTGCAACATTTGAAACAGAGGTATCAGTTGGTGGAACACTTACATCAACTAAGTTTAGGTTAGATGGTCCAACAAATGGATACATTCGCTCTGGAGTTACAACGTCTAACATCATTAACGTTGGAACTGGTGGGACTGTATTTAATGCTGTAGCTTCAACTGGAAATGTTGGTATTGGAACCTCAGTTTCAAGATCTAATCTTGATGTTGAAGGTAGAGTCAGACTCAAGACATACCATGAGCATGTACATGCGGTTACAAGCTCTTCAAATGTTGTAACGATTGACCTTTCTGAAGCACAGAACTTTACTCTCACAGTCACACAAAATGTAAATCAGTTTACGATTATAAATGTTCCCTCCGAATCAAGTTCTTTCACCATCAAGATTACTCAAGATTCTACTGGTAATCGCGCAGTTGGAATTGATACTTTCAAAACTTCTGGTGGTGTAGATATTCCTGTTTATTGGCCAGGTGGTGGAGTTCTCCCAATTGTCACACCTACTGCAAACAGATCTGATATCTATTCTTATAAAACATTTGATGGTGGCGGCACTTTCTATGGTGTTGTTGGCGGTCAAAATTTCCTTAACTGAGGCGATAGTAAATGATTAATTTTAATAATCAGCAAACAAGTTTAGATCTTAACGGTCCAATTCTCTCTTTTACTTTACAACCTTCTAGTGTAACAGTTTGTGCAGGATTAGCAGCAACTTTTACTGGAGTTGCAACAGCTATCTTCCCAACTCAAACACCTAATAATCCAGCAACAAACACAGGATTTGTAACCTATCGTTGGTATGATCAAAATGGACCATTGTTTGATGATCCCCCTGGTGCTGGGCAAGGTGGTTTAACAATTAGTGGAGCTGGAACCACAGTTTTAACTCTATATGGTAACACACGTTCTCGCAACATATACTTATCAGCTGATTATGTTCCTTCTGCATATGGTGTTATTGGTGTCGCAGTAACTGTTGGAAGTGCTCGCTCAACTGGTAATGCTGTTAATGAATTCTTCGCTAGCAACACAGTTTCATTAAATGTAAATCCAAATATTTCTATCACAACACAGCCATCTGATGTTTCAGTTGCTCCAAGTCAGAATGCACAATTTTCTACTCTTGCAACTGCGACAGATGGAACTCCTGTATCATATCAATGGTTTTTAAATGGAGTTAGTCTTTCAGATACAACATCAGGTACAACACAACAAACAGTACCAGTTTCTGCTAAAATTAATGTTACTCCTCTTCGAACAACTGCTTTTTTAGATAATACGAAAGTAATAGATTTTAGTCAGACATTAGTTTACAATCAATTTGTACCACGAGGAGAGTATACTCTTACTTCAGACTCGAATGTACTTGTAAGAGTGATTGCCGTTGGTGGAAGTGGTGGTAGAAGTGGAGAAAGAGACTTTGCTGGAGGATCGGGAGGCATATCTATTGGTTATCTTACAATGTATGCTGGCACAGTATACAGACTTTTAGTTGGAGGTCCGGGAGATCATGGTAGTAGAGGTTCTTATGGTGGAGGAACTTTTTTAAGACAAACAGGTGGTAATGCAAAATCACGCGATGGTGCTTATCCTGGCGGAGGAGGAGGTGGAGGTCTTACAGGACTTTATTTTAATCATCAATATGAAAATCTTTTTCTTACTAGTAGGATCTCATCGAACGCCAATTCTGCTACAATCATAATTGCTGGTGGTGGTGGTGGTGCATCTAACTCTGCTGAAGGTGGTGCTGGTGGTGGATTGACTGGAGGAGATCCCAGTGGAACAAATGGAGGAACTGGAGGAACTCAAAGTGCAGGGGGAACGGGAGGAACTGGTATCGCATTTAATGGATCTGCTGGATCTGATGGATTTATTCTAGCTGTAGGTGGTGGAGTAAAACCAAGTGGTGGTGATGGGGTAGCTGGTGGAGGTGGAGGATATTATGGAGGTGGTGGAGGAGGAGCGCACGATGTATGTTGTGCTGATGGAGCTGGCGGTGGAGGGTCTGGTTATCTTAACCTAAGCTATCTTGACAGCTCATATGCAAACACAATTACAAATGGAGTTCGTGGCGGAGGAGGTGGAAGTCAAATTCCAGGACAACTCTCAGTTCCTGCTACTGGAGGATCTTTTCAAATTGAACTTGTATCAACAACATCATCTGCAAATATCGCAGTTAATGGATCAACCTCTCCAAATCTAACATTATCATCTAACTCTGAGGGATTAAATCAAGTTCAATGCGTGGTGAGTCATCCAACAGCATGTAACTCACCCATCCTGTCTCGTACAGCGAACTTCCAAGTTCGCTCACCAAGACAATTCATGAACTTTGAGTCTATTGTTTCATCTAGTTCTGCTATTTTAAATTCTATTAATCTTTTTGGTAATACAATTGTAATTGGTGGAGAAGGTGGAAGGTGGTCAGGTGCAGAAATATTTTTACCGCGCAATTTAATTTCTTTTTATGCACCAGAACGTGAAGTTAGAGTTCGGATGGAATTGCATGGTGGTTCTGGATCTGATTCTGGATCCTATTTGGGTGGACGTGGTGGTTTTTCCGTAATTCAATTTACCATGAAGAAAAATGAAGAATATGTATTTGCAGGTTTGAATGCAACTTCTCCTGGAATTTTCTTATATAGAAAGTCAAGTTTAATTGCAAGTATTGGTAATGGTGGTGATGCCTCATCTTCTGGAAATGGTGGAAACGGTGGAGGTATAGGTATTGCTGGGGAAACAGGAGGCGGCAAAGGAGGTGGAACTGGTGGAATATCTTATGCACCAGGCACACTTCCTTCAAGTGGAGGTATTTTTGGATCTCTAAGTAGTTTTAAATCAACGAATGGAGCTGACTCAATAGCTGAAGCGCCTTTGGGTGGTAGAGCACTTCCATGTCCAAGAGGAAATCAAACAGTCTCTCCATGCACAGATCTTGGAATTTCTAAATTTTTATGGGGTCAATCATCTCCAATTTTAAACACCGCTGAAATTGATCGCGGATTTAAACAAGGTTATGGTATTCGTGATACCCCTGGACGCGGTATTTCTGGTGGTGGAAATGGTGGTGGAGGAACAACTGGTGGCGCAGGTGGAAGTGCAGGAGGAGGTGGAGGGGGTAGTGGATACACTGATGGATCAGTAACTGTTGGACCATCTTACTTGGGAAGAAGTGCTTTTCGCGCCGCTACAGTTATTATCTTCTTAGCACCAGTTACCCCAGTTACCCCAGTTACCCCTCCTATATGTATTCCTATTTCAATATCCTCAGTATATGGAACTGGTTTCCAAGGAATTATTCTTTATGCAGATGGTACACGACAAACCGCTCCTAATCAATCCACTTCATTCATCACAGCAGGAAAAACATCGCTATCTAGCGTTTCATTCACTAACCCTAATGATGTAACAAGCACTTATGGAGTGCTGTTTGATAATATTATTGGTTATTATAGAGATATTCTTCAAAGATATCCAGATGCGCCTGGATTTGATTTTTGGGTTCAAGAGTTTGTATCAAGTTTAGGTGGTTATACAAGTTTTGACGTTTTACGATCTGCAATTGTTTCAGCCGCTACCACAAATGGTGAATTAACAACTCTAGCACTTAAAGGAGGAATAGTTGGAGTTTACGATAGTTGCAATAAACTTATATAATAAATAATAAAAAAAGGGTGGAGAGTGAAACCCAATGGCTGTTAATAAGAATTTCGTTGTTAAGAATGGTCTTGAGGTAAACACTAGGCTCATTCTTGCAAACGCAAATACCAACAAAGTTGGTATCGGATCTACAGGACCAAGATTTGAATTAGATGTTGCAGGAGGAATCGGTGCTACTGATGTTTATGTCAGTGGTATTGCAACAGTCATTGGTGAATTTAACATAGGTTTGAATGGAACAACTTTAACAGGTGTTGGAGGTTCTGTTGGTATTGGAACTGCAACACCTGGTTTCTTATTAGATGTTCGCTCTCCAGTATCAACAGGGCAAACAGCACTTTATGTTCAAGGCGATGTAAGAATCACAGGTGATTTATCTGTTGATGATATTGTTTTTGATCAAGCAACAATCAACAATCTTACAGTTTCTCAAGGAACTCAGACTCAGTTTTTAACAGTAACTGGAGTTTCAACTTATAATGGAAACTTAGATATCAATGCTGCTGTAGATGTTTCAGGAACATTAAATGTTGGCGGCGCAACAACTATTGGTGGATATTTTGATGTAAATGCAGCATCAGATCTGTCTGGAACTTTAAATGTTGGCGGCGCAACAACCATCGGTGGTTACGTTGATATCAATAATAGTATTGACGCAAGTGGAACACTTAATGTAGGAGGAGCAACAACTATTGGTGGATATTTTGATGTAAATGCAGCATCAGATCTGTCTGGAACTTTAAATGTTGGCGGCGCAACAACTATTGGTGGATATTTAGATGTTAATTCAGATACTGATATTAATGGTACTCTTAAAGTCAGTGGAATCACAACTCTAGGAACAGTTAAAATTGCTTCTGGTATCGTTACTGCTGCCTCTGGTATTGTTACATATTATGGTGATGGTTCCAAATTAAATGGTGTTATTGGTGGTATTGGAATTAATACTACTGGAGGACTTGTTGGTTTTGGTGTTACTTATCTTCACTTAAAAGGTAGTGGAGTTTCCACTGCTTTCTATGATTCAAATGCAGGTATTGCTACAATCTTCTTCCAAGGAGGTGGTGGAGGTGCAACAGTCAGTATTGGAACTCAAGCACCCGTATCTCCAACATCGGGAGATCTTTGGTTTAATAATGATCTTGCAAGAACCTTCATTTACTATGATGAAGTTATACTTGGAGTTGGATTAACTGCATTTTGGGTTGATGCTGCACCATTTAACGTTGCAGGAACATATGTAAGTAAGTTTGGTGATAGTATTCTTGCTGGTCTTGGTGTGACTGTGGGTGCAGCAAGCACTCCAAGCATTTATTTTACTGGTGATGCAACAACTGGGTTCTTCTCACCAGCAGCAGGTCAATTCACAGTTGTATCTGCTGGTGCATCAGTTCTGAATATCAACCCAAATGGAATTAGTGTCACTGGTATTGTTACTTCCACATCTGTATCTACTGGTAATGTTGTTTCATCAGGTATTATTACAGCAACTGATTTTGATTCCTTATCTGATATCAACTATAAGGAAAATATCGCAACAGTTGATAGTGCATTAAGTAAAGTAGATCAACTTCGCGGTGTGAAGTTTGATTGGAAAGAAAGTGGTCTTCCTTCTTATGGTGTTATCGCACAAGAACTGGAAGAAGTTCTACCAGAACTTGTACATGGTAGTGATCCTAAGACCGTGAACTATAATGGTATTATTGGTGTTCTGATTGAAGCAATCAAAGAACTCAAAGCAGAGGTTGAAGAATTGAAGTCAAATCAAAATTGACTTTTAATTTCATTTTAGACCCCAAAAAATCCCGGCAAATTTTTGCCTCTATTACTTTTTTCTAAATAACTAAAAGCCGAGTGTAAACGAAGATGGCGATTAAGATTTCAGGAACTACTGTAATTGACGACAGTAGGAATATACAAAATATTGGTATAGCAACTGCAACGTCCTTCAAAGGTAGTTCTCAAGTCGGTGTCGCCACCGGTGGAACATACATTGGATTAGCGACACAATTCAACTTTGTTGGTTCTGGAATTGCGATCACTCATGCGTACAGTAGTACATCAGGAATCACAACGGTTACATTCACTTCTTCTTCCACTGGAGGTAGTGGTGGTTCGGGATTATTCAACACAGGCATCACAACATCTGTTGCATATGCAGTTACCAATTCAATGGCTACTGCATATACTGCACCAGCAACCGCAGGAAACGAACATATCGTCCATTCAATTCATATTACAAACATTGATGGTGTAAATAGCGCAGACATCAGTGGACAGATGTATGCAGGTCAATATTCCATTGCAAATACAGTTCCAGTTCCTGCTGGTTCATCAGTAGAACTTTTAAAGCAACCAAAAATTCTTGCAGCTAGCGAAATAATAGAACTTCAAGCAAGTGCAAATAGTGCATTACACGCAACCATCACCATTGAGACAAAAGCAGGTGATGTAACATTTATAGGTGTAGGTACTGATATAACTGCTGCAACAACTTATACTGATCTTTTGACTGCAACAGCAAACTCAATGCTTCAAGGTATTCTACTTGCAAATGATGACGGTACAAATGATGTAAAAGCAAGAGTTGTATGGACTGATGGAAGTAATAATATTCAAGGATACTATGCTTATGATATGGTTATTCCTGCTGATGCAACAGTAGAAGTTCTTGAACAACCAAAGTTCTTACCAAGTGGATTTAAAGTTCGTGTTTATGCAAACCAAGCAAACAGACTAGAAGCGATTTTGTCTGGTAGAACCATTACCTGATAGGAGAATATCATGGCTGCAACAACTAGAAAAGGTGTTTGGGACTTACAACAGGTTAGAGATCAGTATCTTGCTGGGGAATGGGAACAACAGTTTCAATTATTTGCATGGGGGATTAATAATTTTGGTCAATTAGGGCAAAACAATATAACTTATTATTCGTCACCAATACAAATTCCAGGAACACAGTGGAGTTCAGTTTCTGGATCTTATGCTGCATCAGCATTTAAAACTGATGGAACATTATGGGTATGGGGACGAAATGATTATGGTGGATTAGGTCTAAATGATACAGTAAGACGTTCATCACCTGTTCAAATTCCAGGAACACAGTGGAGTACTTCTAATGGTGGTGTTTACAATATGTACGCAACCAAAACTGATGGAACACTGTGGGCATGGGGTTATAATGGACTTGGACAGTTAGGACAAAATAACAGAGTAGATTATTCATCACCAACACAAATTCCAGGAACACAGTGGAATAAAATACAAGTAGGGACTTATACTGATTATAGTGTTATTGCAACCAAAACTGATGGAACACTATGGATGTGGGGTGAGGGTGCTAGTGGGCGTTTAGGACAAAATGATGTAGCAAATCGTTCATCACCAGTACAAATTCCAGGAACACAATGGAATAATATTGGGAAGGGACAATCTTTTACGTTTGCAACCAAAACTGATGGAACCTTGTGGATATGGGGAAATAATATTGAAGGACAACTGGGACAAAATAATCGAGCGAATTATTCGTCACCACGACAAATTCCAGGCACACAGTGGAATTTAGTAGATGGTGGAGGTCAACATTCATTAGCAACCAAAACTGATGGAACATTATGGGCATGGGGTTATAATCCTTATGGAGAACTGGGACAAAATACTGGTGCAAATCGTTCATCACCAGTACAAATTCCAGGGACACAGTGGGCACTTGATGCAAATTCTATTAATGGATTGTATGAGGGATGTGCTGCACGTAAAACTGATGGAACATTATGGGCATGGGGAAGAAATATTTATGGAATGATGGGACAAAATAATACAACAGATCATTCATCACCAAGACAAATTCCAGGAACACAATGGATTGCAGTAACTGGTAATACTTATGAAGTCATAGCAATCAAATCTCTTGTAAACTAAACTTATAAATACTTTTAAAGTTTCACATACCGATGAAAATATTCAAGTTCTTATCAGTAGATGCAAAAACTGGTATCTCAGTAGAAATTGAAAGATCACTAGAAGGACCAACACGACCAAATCTACCAGGAATTGGTGAAGTGTTCTATTTTGGTGGTTGGATGTATGCAGAGGCAGATGATACTGCCGAAGAAAATCCAGGTAATTACATCTTTGAAGTTACAGAAGCAGACTTTGAAGAAGCAATTCGTGGTGAATTTGAAGGCATCAAAACAGCAAGAATTGCAAATGCCTATGAAGAAGAAAGAGGCATTCGTGAAGCACTATTTGGTAATAAGTATCATGGATCTGCTACGATTGCTGGTGTCTATAAGTATGAGCAAGCAAAAGCACTGTTAGATGATCCAACTGCTGATGCACCTGAAATCAAAGCAGAAGCAACTGCTAGGGGTGTATCTGCTGCTGTGATTGCACAAAGAATTGTTGATAATCACGAAGCATTTAGACTGAAAGAAGCAAAACTTGCAGGTCTTCGTGGTAAGATTGTTGATCGTCTACAAGCACTGACTTTTGATGAGACTGATGCACTTGGAAGTTGGAAAGAACTAACTGAAAGAACAGAAGTCATTGGAACACTTCCAGAAAGAGAAGGTGGTCCAGCACTAGCAAATAGACCAGAAGGCAATAATGATGTTAAAGTTGGATATTATTCACCAAGCTTAGGACTGCGCTGGGAATGGTTGAATAAGGGTTGATGTTATGATTACGTCAACGACGAGTGGTGTTTGGTTACTTGCGGATCAATATGCAAAGAATAATGCAGAAAGGTGGCGTCCTAGTGGATCTGCATTGTTTGCATGGGGATATAATGCCCAAGGACAACTAGGGCAAAATGATACAGTACCACGTTCATCACCAAGACAAATTCCAGGATCCGCATGGAATGAAGTTAATGTGGGTCAATATAACATAATTGCTACTAAAACTGATAATACTTTATGGATTTCTGGTGATAATGCTTATGGGACTTTGGGATTAAATGATATAGTACCACGTTCATCACCGGTGCAAGTCCCAGGAACCCAATGGAATAAAGTATCTTCGGGTGCTGTAATTACAGCAGCAACTAAAACTGATAATACTTTATGGGTATGGGGAAATAATGATGTTGGACAACTGGGATTGAACAATACAGTACTTCGTTCATCACCTACACAAATTCCAGGAACACAATGGAACCTGACTTGTGTTGGAGACCAATACATATATGCAATTAAAACCGATGGAACACTATGGGCATGGGGTAGAAATGGAAATGGTGCAATGGGGCAAAATGATACATCCAATCGTTCCTCACCAGTACAAATTCCAGGAACACAATGGAATTCTTTAGCTGGTGGCGGAAGATATGCTGCCGGAGCATCAAAAACTGATGGAACTTTATGGATGTGGGGATTTAATAATTATGGTTCCTTAGGACTGAACGACCGAGTAGCACGTTCATCACCAGTGCAAGTTCCGGGAACTCAATGGTCATTTAACTCCGTTTCTAGTATAGCATATTCTTATCAAACAGCATTAACAAAAACTGATGGAACATTATGGGTATGGGGACATAATGGTGAAGGTCAATTAGGACAGAATGATCTAGTAACACGTTCATCACCAGTTCAAGTTCCAGGAACACAGTGGTCTAAATCTAGTTGTGGTGCAAGTATTACATTAGCAACCAAAACTGATGGAACATTATGGGCATGGGCTGGATATGTCTATGGCGAAATCGCACAAAATAGTGTAGTAAGATATTCATCACCACAGCAAATTCCAGGAACACAGTGGACTAGTTTCTCCGCAGGATATTATAGTGCAGCAGCAGTCAGACCTTCTTATTAACACTTTATGAACCCTTTTGAACTTCTTATTATTCAACCAAATATCGTTCCGCAAGAACACATTCAACAACTTCTTCAACTAACCAATCAATCAACATCAAATGCAACGATTGGTTCTGGTGAAGAAAAAGTAGAATTAGAAACCAGACATACGTTATGGTATCCAATACCATATCCAATGTTGCAGAACTTAAATTCTGCGATTATGTCTTGTTATAAATCTTATATGGAACCAATTTATCATTCAACGATTAAAAACATTGAACCTGCCCAATTTCTTGGCTATCCTATTGGTGGTCATTATATTGAGCATAATGATTGTGAAAATTTTGAAGGTGGGAAATGGGTCAAAATTGCACCCAGAGATATTTCAATTCTATTTTATTTGAATGATAACTATACTGGTGGGGAACTAGAATTTACACAACTTGGTTTGACTATTAAACCAAAAACAGGTATGATGATAGCATTTCCATCCTATAAAGAATTTGCCCATAAAGTTCATCCAGTCAAAACTGGTATGAGATATTCACTTGTAAGTTGGTTAGAGACAGAGAAAAAAGTTTATGAAACAGTACGAAGAAAAAGGTTTTGAAGTTAAGCAAGGATTTATTCCCCCATTTTTTGCACAATATCTGAGAAACTATTTTGATCTTCTGAGAAAGAACGATCAAATTCCAAACAAAGGTGATGATCAGGTAGAAAAATCACTTGGGATTTATGGAGACCCTGCATTTGATATGTTGATGTTGATGTGTCTTCCAGCAGTAGAACAGGTAGTAGGAAAAAAACTTCTACCAACTTATACCTATGCACGGATTTATTTTAAGGGTGCAGGACTTCTTCCGCATTTAGATCGTGAAGAATGTGAGCATTCAGTATCCCTGTCTTTAGGTGGAGAATATAATGCGCTTTGGCCCTTATGGTTTAAGAATGAAGATGCCCAACCAGAACATGCTGCGATGGGTGAAGGTGATGCTGTAATCTATAAAGGTAATAAAGTTCATCATTGGAGAGATGAATTTGAAGGAACCACACAGTTCCAAGTCTTTATGCACTATGTTGAAGCAGAAGGAGAATATAAAAACAAACTGTTTGATACAAGACCTTACATTGGACTACCTGCTGGTACTAAAACTGAGTATTGACTATGATTGCACAACTGATTATTGAACTGAGTGAAAAGGGTGAACCAAAGGCAGCAAAGGAACTAGCAAAAGCATATCTTAAACACCAAGCAGATCCAGAAATTCTTAATCTGCTTGGTAAACTGCATCATGATGATAAAGAATTTGATGAAGCACTGAAATGCATGAATGCACTTCAAGAAAGTCCTGGCGTAATCATCAATAAGGCAAAGTGTCTTTATTATCTACGCAGAGCACCAGAAGCAGAAAAACTTCTTTTGAAACTTCCAAAAGATGTAAGAGAAGATCCTTTAACGCAAATTGATCGTTCCCTGTACACGACTGCACAAGGTAAGTTTGATTTAAGTAAAAGAATTCTACAACCAATTGCTGATACAATTCCACAAGCAGCATTTAACTACGGATGGTTTCTTCTGAATGAAGATTTCTTGAAAGGTTATGAATACATTCGTGCTGGGGCAAATCTTAAAGTCTGGGGACACGAATGGTTGCTGAAAGAAAAGTATGGTATTGATAAAGAACAACGTTGGAATGGTGAAACCGTAGATACGATCGCATATTATCTTGAAGGTGGTATGGGTGATGAAATGATCTTCATTCGCTATGCAAATCATTTCAAGAAGTATTGCAAGACACTGAAAATCTTTTGTACCAAATCCACAAAGTCATTGTTTGAAGCATGTGGATATGAAAATGTTTATCTGCACGATGAAATTGTAAGAACCAAATGGACAAAGTTTGTTCCTGCAATGTCTGCACCTTATTTTCTTGGTCTATCTGGTCCTTGTGATGGCGTGGAATTTCCTTATCTGCAAAAGAAAGCAAATCCGATTGCAGAAATGAATGATGTTGCGAAAGGACGTAAGAAGATTTGTATTCGTTGGAAAGGCAATCCACAGTTTGAACATGATCAATTCCGTAGTGTTCCAATTGAAAAACTTCTTGATCTTGATAAGTTTGGTCAGTTGTTTTCATTACAGATTGAAGACAGTGATCTACCAAAAAATGCACCAGTATGGGATTTAAGTCATCTAATTCATGACTGGAATGATACTTATGATATCTTTGCAGAAAGTGATTTGGTGATTACATCTTGTACTGCAACTGCTCATCTTGCAGGTGCAATGGGCACAAAAGTGATTGTCCTTCCACCATTAGTTCCTTACATTACATGGGCATCTGACGATATCAAATGGTATGGTGATAACGTCACTGTATTGAAGCAGATGGAGTATAATAATTGGGATAAAACGATTGAGAGACTTTATGAGGTGGTAGAAAATGAATATTGAAACTTATAGTTTATTTCCAACAAACATTGTAAGAACTGACTTCAAAGGTTTTATTACACCTGAGGATCATTTCACAATGATGCAAAGTGTAGACATGTTGATTGAGAATGGTGTCTATACTGATAATGAACTTACGCCAAAGTATCAGACATCAGTAATCCTATTTCATGATGATGCACCACCAATCTGGCAGAAGTTAAAGAAAACATTCTATCAGGCATGTTCTAATTATCTTCAAGCAACACCTGGTTTTACTGGTAATCAAGATGCACTTGAATTCACTGGTTCTGGTGCATGGTGTTATAAAGGATGGAAGGGACTTAATCAAACACAAACGAACCCATGGCATCATCATAACCCATCATTTCTTTCAGGTGTCTATTATCTAAAAGTCCCTGGTGATTGGTCTACGGGTGGTACAGAATTTCATGATCCAAGAACTGCACCAGCACAAGCAACACAAAATCAATGCATAGCACCACAGGAATATACTTGGATTATCTTTCCTGGTTGGTTATCGCATAAAAGCAATTATGTAGATACTGAGGATCCACGTTATGTAATTGCAGCAAATATGTATGTAAAGGTACGATGAAAAGAGCAATTTTTACTTTCTATAATTTTTCAATCGATCCAGAAGTAATTAGACTTCAACAAGAAGTCATTCAAAAATTCAATCACACAGCACAGTTTCTTCCACTATGTTCACAAACACGCGGGGAAGAAGTCATGCATCCACAAGCCGTTGACTATGGACTGAATGAACTATTCGTCAATCAGCAATGTGATACGGTTCTTCTGTTGGATGTTGATTGTATTCCAGTAAATCAATATGCACTGGAATATACATTTGATCAAGCAGAAAAAGGAAAGTTAGTGGGTAATGCACAAATTGGTGCTCATCTACAAAATCCAGAACACATGTATGTTGCTCCTTCTGCTTTTTGTTTAACTAGACAAATGTATGAAGACTTTGGTAGAATGACTGTGCAACCAGATCACATCAATGCTGATACCTGTGGATATTATACAATTGAAGCAGAAAAGCGTGGACTTGAAGTAGAATTCTATATGCCCACACACTTTCAACGTCGTCCAAGAAATACAGTTTGGGATTTAGGTCAAGGTCGTGGTGAATTTGGTATTGGTACAACGTATTCAAATCATCTTGGTGTGAATATGTTCTATCATCTATTTGAAAGTCGTTTGAATGTCTACAATTGCCTCTTCTATGATAAATGCGATGAACTACTGAAATGACTTATACTTACCTAGATGCTTGTGTAGAAAATCCAAGAACAGTTGATCTTGGAAATGATATGTATGCAATTGAATTCTGGAAACCAGAATTCTGCAAAGAACTGATTAACATCGCAGAAAGCATTGGTGGGTTTTCTAGTGTTCCTGGTGATCCTGTTTATGGTCAAGAACTACGTATTACACAAATCAGTGACTTGTTTTATAAGAACTATTGTGAACACTGGAAACGTGTAGTATCCCCATTTCTAGATGAAAAGTTTGGTCTTCCAAGTGAACAATGGTTTACTGGTTGGAAAGTTCCATTCATCATTAAGTATTCAATGGACAGTCAACGTTCATTAAGAATTCATGCTGATGATAGCTTGATTACTGGTACAATCAGATTGAATGATGAATACACTGGTGGTGAACTGATTTATCCACGTCAGAATTTTAGTAATAAAGATGTACCTGTGGGAACAATGATCATTGCCCCATCCATTGTGACGCATTTGCATTATAGTAGTGAACTTCAAAGTGGTATGAAGTATTCGTTTGTATCATGGACAAAACTAAATAAGAAAGATAACGGGATTAACTTCGCAGAAGTCTAATGGGAATAAGACAAAACACTTGGAACCTAGGTGGACATTATGACTTAACCAATAGTGGGCAGAATGCTTATGTTGGAAGTATTTTATTATTTGCTTGGGGTGGTAATGGACTTGGGCAATTAGGACAAAATGCTAGAGCATATCGTTCATCACCAGTTCAAATTCCAGGAACACAATGGAATACAATTTCTGCGACTTATTATATGACACTAGCGACAAAAACCGATGGAACTTTATGGACATGGGGTAGAAACCAATTTGGACAATTAGGACAAAATAATACAACATATCATTCATCACCAGTTCAAATTCCAGGAACACAATGGAGTTTGGCTACTGGAGGGGCTTTTCACACAGTGGCGACTAAAACAGATGAAACTTTATGGGCATGGGGATACAATCAATATGGTAATTTAGCACAAAACAACAAAGTAAATTATTCATCACCAAGACAAATTCCAGGAACACAGTGGTCTCGCATTGCTAGTAGTAATTATCAATCGCTATTAGCAACCAAGACTGATGGAACGTTGTGGTCATGGGGATATAATTATAATGGAGTGTTGGGACAAAATAATACGATAAATCGTTCGTCACCAGTACAAATTCCAGGAACACAATGGAATAAAGTTTCTGTTGGTAGATATCATATGCTAGCAACCAAAACTGATGGAACTTTATGGACATCGGGTCGTAATAATCGAGGACAATTAGGACAAAATGATAGAACATATCGTTCATCACCAATTCAAGTCCCAGGAACACAATGGAATTCGATTGCTAGTAGTAATTATCAGTCATTAACAACAAAAACTGATGGAACTTTATGGTCATGGGGATTTAATAGTAGTGGACAATTGGGACAAAACAATCAAACATATTATTCATCACCAGTACAAATTCCAGGAACACAATGGAATAATATTCAAGCTTATTATCTAACTAACATTGCCACAAAAACCGATAGTACGTTATGGGCATGGGGAGGTAACAGTTTTGGACAATTAGGACAAAATAATCTAACACAATATTCATCACCAGTACAAATTCCAGGGACATCATGGAATTCGATTGCTAGTGGTGCTTATCATTCATTAGCAATCCAACAACAATAATAAATACATCAAACAACATTCTTCATTATGCAACAACTTCATTACTGTCTGGGACTGCCCAGAACTTGCTCATCAGTGATCATGAACATCCTGAATGAGAACCCAAGATTTTTCACAACTGGTACTTGTCCATTACCTTATCTTGTAAGTGCTTGCAGAGACATTTCCACGCAAGTCAGCGAGTTCATTGCACTAGACAAAGACGTTCTTAACGATGCATATCTAAACTTTCTGCGACAAGGATTTCGTGGATGGTTTGAGACAATGACTGATAAACCAGTTGTTATATCCAAGTCAAGAGTATGGGCAGAATATCTAACCCATACTTTCGCACTTAATCCAAATTCAAAGTATCTGTATATTGTAAGAGATCTTAGGGACATTATTTGTTCTTTTGAGACACTACTGCATAAGTATCCCAATATCATCATTGGAGATACCCAGATGCCCTTCCAGCACAATACATTTGAGAAGCGAATGGAATTGTACTGTACGGATGGAATGGCGAACCTAGGGCGTCCTTTACACATGCTTCCACATGTTGTTGAAGTCGCACAAAAGCATCCAGATAACTTCTTCTTCCTGAGACACGAAGACTTCAACGAAAATCCAAGAGGAACATTCCAGCTGATTTATCAATGGTTAGGTGAAGAATATTTTGAACATGATTTTGAAAATATTCCTAAACCTGATTACTATGAGCACGATACTGTTTATCGTTCCATGGTAACGCACAAGACAGGAACAAAACTGAAAAAGTTAGAACCACGTTGGCCAAAGATGATGACGCCTGAACAGTCACAATTGGTCATTCAAAACAACCTAACATACTATCAACAGTTCTATCCTGAACTTGTATGAATTTTTTGAATTCTTATGAAACCATTGTGGAGAGTGCATACATCATCACCCTTCCAGGCAATGAAACATCAGAAAAACTTACACAGCAATGTGTTGCATCCTGTGAAGCAGTAGGACAACCCTACAAACTTTGGGAAGGATTTAATGGACGTTCTGGGGAAATACAAGTACCCAAGCACCTAGAAGGTCAAGCGTTCATTAACTTTTTACGTCTTCATAATCAATTGATGACGCCAACACAAATTGCTGTGTTTTACAGTCACTATTCACTGTGGTGTCTTTGTGTAGATATTGATCGTCCTATTGTAATTCTTGAACATGATGCAGTGATGGAAAAACCATATCTGTTTCATAAGTATTACAACAATATCGTTTACCTTGGTTCAAGTGAGCAGAAGTTTCAAGGAGCAGAAGTCATTTCCATTCCACCCCATGCAACAGATCATAATGGTATGTGGAGATTTATTTGTAGAGCACATGCTTATGCGATTGATCCAGCAGTTGCGAAGAATATGATTTCTTATGTAATTCAACAGGGAATTACTACAACACTAGACGTAATTCTTCGTGCTGATATTGTTCCAATTGTGCAAGAAGGTATCTATGCTTATGATCATAATCATGGTCTTTCAACAATTCATAAGGAGTGGATATGAATACACTTGATGTACAGAAAGTCAAGAAAGAACTTCCAGTTTTTACAACTATTCTTGAAGATCATGTTGAATTAAACAGATACTTAAAGCAGGTTATTATTGAGCATCGGCAGTTGCATCCAGAAACTAATGAAAGTAATGTTAAAGCCTGGCATTCTAGTTGGGTTACCCATAAAGAAAATCCAAAGTTTCAACCATTCATTGAATTAGTTTTAAGTGCTTGTTCTTTTGTGTCCAAAGGATATTTTGAACAAGACATGAAGTTTAAGTGCTTCAATATGTGGGCAATGCAGTATGAAAAGGGTGAATATGCAGTCAGGCATTCACATTATCCTTCTGACTTTGCATGTGCATATTATGTGGATGTAGAACCAGGATGTTCACCGATTGTCTTTGAGGGGGACTTGAAAGTTTATCCAAAAAATGGTATGCTGGTATTATTCCCAGCACTATTGCATCATGAAGTTCCACCAACTGATGCACGAAGAATGGTTATCTCTATGAATATTGATAAAGAATATGTCTAACTCAATAGAAAATCCAGTTATTATTGCACATGATGCACCGATCATTAATCCTTATGAAGGATTTGATTATACTCAATATCCTTTTGATATTGGTGCTTTCTGGGAATATTTTGGCGGAAGAGTTCCAACTAATACTTTTGAAGATTGTCATCCTGTTTTTGAACGTTTAATTGCAGAAATTAAACCACAATTAATTCTTGAAGTTGGAACTTATAAGGGTAAGAGTGCATTGCACATGGCTAATTTGACCAAGAAGTATCAAATACCTGCAAAAGTGGTTTGTATTGATACTTGGTTAGGTTCTGCTGAACATTATTTTTCTGAAGATTTGAAGCGACTAAATGGATATCCAACACTGTATTATCAGTTCCTTGCAAATGTAATACACACAAACAATCAAGACGTGATTGTGCCCATTCCACTGGATAGTTTCAGTGAGTATCGCATTCTAAAAGAGAATGGTACAAAGGCAGACATGATCTTTATTGATGCTGGACACTTTTATGAAAGCGTTGCGCTAGACATTAAATTGTACTGGGAACTACTGAAACCAGGTGGCGTCATGCTTGGTGATGACTATTGTGAAAAAACATGGCCTGATGTTGTTCGTGCTGTTCATGAGTTCTTTCCCAATGATCAGGTTTATGTTGATGATGGGAAGTGGTGGGTATATAAAAAAGTAGAACCCGTAAGTGTTCCAAATAAATCTTGGAGTTGGTGATGTTTAATCATATTCATTTGAAAAATCCTGGTGTTACAACCAGTACTTTACCACCACATGTCTTTCAAGAAGTCATGAAAGAAGTAAAGGAAGTTGAGCAGCGTGATGATGGTTATTTTAAAATGAACAATCAACTTGCAGGTCAAATCGCAAGGGAATATCAACTTCAAAAATCACAGGCAGTCATGAACCCATTTCTAGAAGAGATGGCGAGGGAATATGGTAAGCACTTTGACTATTATCCAAACTATGATTTCAAGGTTGAAAGTTTGTGGGTGAATTATCAGAAGAAGACAGAATACAATCCAATTCATAATCATGATGGGATGCTAAGTTTTGTCTGCTGGATGCAAATTCCCTATCGTCTTCAAGATGAATACAGTGTGCAGCACAGTCAGAATTCAAGTCTGAAAGCAGCATCTACATTTCAATTTGTCTATTCCAGTATTCTTGGAAACATCATCAATGAAAAATTAGAAATTGATCAAGACTGGGCAGGACGTATTGTAATGTTCCCAAGCAAACTTCTTCACACAGTTTATCCTTTCTTTACAAGTGATGACTATCGTATTTCAGTCGCAGGAAATATTTCATGAAGAAAATTATTCATGTTGTTAATATCAATAACTTCTTTCCAGAACTTTTTGCACTGACTTTTCCTACCATACAAGACTATGCACAAAGGAATGGTTATGAAATCAATCTGATTACACAAAGAAAGTTCCCTGATTTTCATATCAACTATGAAAAGATGCAAGTCTGGGAAGATGGAAAGGATGCTGATATTAATCTTCTTGTTGATGCAGATGTATTAATTCATCCTGGGTTTCCTGATGTGATGAATATTGTTCCACCACATCACATTGGATTTAATGATAATTATCATGCAAACACAAAGTTTCATACCAATCATTACTTTCTTCGTGATGGACGTAATGTGGGTATTGCATCTAACTTTGTGGTGTCTTATCGGTCAACACATGATGTCTGGGAACCACTAACAATCACTGCTGCACAAGGACGGCGAATTACTTTTGTGCGTGAAGGTGATATTGATGAATACTGTTTGTCTCATAACATGGCGAAGTATGGGTTACGATACACTGGAATTACATGGGAAGCCTGGCAGCGTGAGTTCCTTATACATACTGGAACAGGTGATAAAGCACTTGCATTACAAATGGCTCATGAAGCATTAGCAAAATGGACCCAATTGTAAACATAGATTTCTTTGCTGTTCTTGCAAAGAGAATCGCAAATCAAGATTATTCTAAACAATCAATCGAAGCAGGAATAGAAGTTCTTCAATTTGCAAGACAACTATTTCCAAGCAAAGAAGATCAGAGAAGATTTGACTGGGAAGTTGGACATTTGGCAATGCAAATATCTGATTTCAAACAACAACTTAAAATACTTCACAATGAGAGGAGATATTTTTTATGGGGAGCATATTGCTTAAAGTATAATAAACCATTATGGAATAATAATTTTAAGATAGGTGATACTATTCTTATGGTTGGAGAAGGTGGTATTGGAGATGAAATATTTGCAGCAAAGTTCTCATATAACTACAAAACTTTAGGTTTAAATGTTATCTTCGCAACTAATTATCATCCATCAAAGAATATACTTTCCAGAGTTCCAAGTATCGATAAAGTAATTCATATTGATGACATCCCCAATGAAATCTATGATTATTGGATTCCTGCTGGAGAAACTGCAATTGCACTAAACTTAGATCAGAAAGATATTCCCAATCATCAATATCTCTTTGCCTCTGAAGAATATTTAAAAAAATGGAAACAGATTATACCAGAAAGTAATAAGTTAAAAGTTGGTGTGAGGTGGTCTGGAAGTAAAACTTATGAAGTTGCTGCGAAAACAATCATACCATTTTCATTTTTTGATCAACTTACGTCTCTAGAGAATGTTGAATTTTACTCAATTCAAAGAGATGATGGAATTGAAGATATACTACCAGATACCAAAATCATTCCTCTTCATGATAAACTAGATACATGGGATGATACTCTTGCTGCTATTTCACAATTAGATGTTGTAATTAGTAGTTCTACATGTATTCCTATTATAACAGATGGTCTAAATAAAGAAACTTGGATAGTTGTACCTACTTTTTGTTATTGTTTATGGGTTGGTGATGAAACTTCAAGTCACTGGTTTGGAGATAACTTTAAAGTTTACAGACAATCAAAATTTGAAAGTTGGAAAGAACCATTTGAAAAAGTAAAGAATGATTTAAATGAACAATCAATTTAGAAAAAATCTAATCGTCGTTGATAACTTTTACGAAAATCCCGATGCAGTGCGTCAGTTTGCATTAGGCGTGGACTATGAACAAGGTGGTGGAAGGAATTGGCCAGGTCGTGATAGTATTGATGAACATGGTAAGGAAGATCTTATCAGAATGGTCAGTGAAATTGTAGGACAGAAACTGACTACAAAGTCGTGCAATAAATGTTCTTATTTTCGTAGGACCAAAGTAGGAGAACACGGAACCCAGGACATTCACTTTGATCCAAATCCAGGATTAGTCTGGGCAGGTATCATTTACTTAACACCAACATTTCATCCAACTGGTGGTACAAAGTTCTGGAAGCACAAGGAATTTGGATGGGAATTTGCACCAACACAAGAACAAGCAGCAAGATGTGGTGTACAATCACAACAAGATATGGTAAACTTCTTTAATACTGACGGTAAAGATCGCAATAAGTGGATTGAAACTGATAACATTTCATTCAAATACAATCGTCTTGTGATGTTTAATCCATTCATGTTTCATTCAAATGGTGAATGGTTTGGTACAGATGATCAGTCAGCAAGATTAGTTCAACTTCTATTTTTCCATGCAGCATAAAATCGCAATCTTTTATCATCTGTATCAGACAGATACTGCACAGTTCATCTATCAACAACAGATGCATCGTTTATATACATCTGGACTGGTTGATGCTGCTGAGTTTATTCATATTGGTATCAGTGGACAGCATGAATTGTTTTCTAAACCAAGAAATGCAAGAGTTCAATACAATGAATTCACTGGGGATGAAGGTGGAACAATGGTTTCCATGATGGAATTCATCAAAGAAAATCCTGACTATAAAGTCATGTTCTTTCATGGAAAAGGTGCAAGTAAAAATGATATGTACCATCCACAACTTCAAGCATGGCGATTGTTTATGGAATACTATGTGATTGATAAGTGGAAGCAATGTTTAGTGCATTTGGATGACTACAATTGCGTCGGTGTTAAGGTCAGGGAAAAACCATTACCCCATTTTAGTGGAAACTTCTGGTGGGCAAATGCAGACTATCTACAAACACTGGATCATGATATGTTGTTTACACGCGGATTTGAAAGTAAAGTAGACCGTGAACTATGGATTGGAACAGGAAACTTCAAACCAAAAGACTTACACCCAGTTGATATTAATTTAAGTATGCACGGAACGATTTATACCGAAGACAATTATCTATGATTAACACCTTTGATTATCCAAAACTACATGAAGAGTTTGTGAGTGCTAAACCATTCTCTCATGCAGTGATGGATAATTTTTTTGATGAAGAAACAGCACTCACATTAAGTCATGAGTTTCCTGATTATCAATCAAACATATGGCATGTTTATGATAATCCACTAGAGAAAAAGAAAACATGTAACTCCTGGAATCTATTTTCAAAAAATCTTTACACTACTTTCTGTTATCTAAATTCTCCTGAATTCATATCAAAACTTAAGAAGATCACTGGTATTAAAAAACTTTATCCTGATGTTGGATTGCATGGTGGTGGATTGCACATTCATGGATGTGGTGATAAACTGAACGTCCATCTTGATTACTCCATACACCCAAAACTTAAATTGCAAAGAAAACTTAATCTAATCATTTATCTTGGTGAAAACTGGAACCCAGAATGGGGTGGACAATTAGAACTTTGGTCTTCAGATAAAAAACAGTGCATCACATCTATTGATACTTTGTTTAATCGTGCAGTCATTTTTGATACAACACAGAATTCTTATCATGGATTACCCAATCCTCTGTCTTGTCCACAGGATTATTATCGTAAGAGTTTAGCAGTTTATTATCTAACTGATCCACCAAAAAATTGTCCAACACATTCAAAGGCAATTTACATTCCAACAGAAGAACAAAAAAACGATCCTAAAGTTCAAGAAATCATTCGCAAAAGAGCAAGTATGATGACTGCAAGTGAGGTTTATCGAACATGAAAGTATTTGTAAATGGTACTTTTGATGTACTTCATAGAGGTCATTTAGAACTTTTAAATTTTGCAAAATCATGTGGTGATTATTTGATCGTTGCAATTGACACTGATGATCGAGTCAAAGAAAAGAAGGGTTTAACACGACCAATATATACTCAAGATGAAAGAAAATTCTTCTTAAATATGTTAAAACCTGTAAATCAGGTTGAAATATTTTCAACTGATGAAGAACTAGAAGAATTGATAAAAGGTTTCAATCCTGATATAATGATTGTGGGTTCTGATTGGAAAGATAAACCAGTTATTGGTTCTCAGTATGCAAAGAGATTAATTTTTTTTGATAGAATAGATGACTACTCAACAACAAACATCATTCAAAGTATTATTAATTGGAGATAGTTGCACTGATAAGTATGTTTATGGTGAAGTAAAGAGACTTAATCCAGAGGCACCTGTCCCTATTTTGAATTATAAACGAACTGAAGTACGTGAAGGAATGTGCTGGAATGTTTATAATAATCTTTGTGCATTTGGTTTAGAAGTTTATATGTTAACAAATAAAGAAAAGATAGTAAAGACCAGATATATTGATGAAAAAACAAATCAACAGATTCTGAGACTGGATGAAGAAGTCAAAGTTGAATCAATGACTTATGATATTCCAAAAGAAAAGTATGATGCAATTGTAGTCAGTGATTATAATAAAGGATTTGTAACGTCAGATAAACTATTTCATATCGTTTATAATGCAAAATGTCCTGTTTTCATTGATAGTAAGAAAAGTAATCTACCAACATATAATTGCTACATCAAGATTAATGACCTTGAACATCAGAAACTCAAGGGTTCATACAACAATCTAATCATTACTCGTGGTGCCTCTGGAGCAGAATATGAGGGCGTCCTATATCCAGGTGAAAAAGTCAGCGTTTATGACGTTGTGGGGGCAGGAGACACTTTCTTAGCTGCCCTTACCTACGGATACCTAAAATATGGTAGAATAGAGAACGCAATCCCATTTGCAAATAAGGCATCAGCGATTGCTGTATCTCATCCAGGAACTTATGTACTAAACCAAAATGATGTTGAAAGTTTACGTAATTGATATTGACGGTACAATCTGCAATAAAGATTTGTGTCGCAATGATTGTGATTATCATACTAGTGTCCCCAAACTAGATCGAATTAAACAAATTAATTCTCTGTATGATCAAGGACACACAATCAAATACTTTACTGCGAGAGGAATGGGAAGACACAAAGACTCTAGAATTTTGGCGCATAAAGAGTTCTATGATCTAACTCATTTGCAATTAAAATCTTGGGGTTGTAAATTTCATGAACTTATTTTGGGTAAACCAAGTGGTGATATATACATTGATGATAAAGGTATGAATGCAGATGACTTCTTCAATTGATATTATTTCTAAAGGATGGGGATTTGAAAAAGTAATTTGTAATTCTCCGGAATATTGTGGTAAACTTTTATATTTTATTAAAGGTAAGAAGTGTTCATGGCATTATCACAAACTTAAAGACGAAACCTTTTATATTCAGTCAGGCAAAATTCTTTTGAAATATTATGATGAAGACGATATTGCCTTTGCACATGATATTATTCTGAATAAAGGAGATAGTTTTCACGTTTATCGTGGATTACGTCATCAAATGTTTGCTCTCGAAGACACGGAACTATTTGAGTTCTCTACGCAACATTTTGATGATGATAGTTATAGAGTCATAATTGGAGATACTCTTTAACTGATTTAAACTGATAATCAAACAAATTATTAGCACAGGTATAAGTTTGATATTTACCCACAAGATGGTCTGGAAATGGAATGTATTCTATTTCACCATCTTCTTTTTGTGCAATGAATTCAGCAACTTCTTGAAAACTAATTGGTTTACCAGTCCCCAAGTCATAAATTCCAGACGGTGCTTCATTATTCAAAACAATATTTACAATATCATCAACGCATATAAAATCGCGCAGAAACTTATCAGAACCTTCAAAAAGTTTTAGTTTACCAGTTTCTCTTATTTGTTTTGTAAATTTTGAAATTGGTGATGCTTGATCTTCCTTATGATCTTCTCCTATACCATATACATTAAAGTATCTAAATCCTTGAATAGAAGAAAACCTGTCTAGATTATCTTGCACAAAATAATCAATCTGCAACTTGGTGATTGCATAATAATTCAATGGATTAATTTGTCCATTTGTGTTTCCATAAACAGATGCAGATGATGCATACTTGACTGGAATTTGATATTGAATTGCACGTTCAAATAATTGCAAAGTGAACTCAACATTATGATGATGTAGAGTACGAATGTTGCGTTCTGTTGTTGATGAAATTGCTCCTTGATGAAGAATTAAAGAGACTTCATTCCAACGATCAAAGGAGGATAAGAATCTAAAGCAATCATCTTTTTCAACTTCAATGACTGGTTCTTGAAGACACGAAAGAAAGTTTTGTCCAATAAAACCTTTTGATCCAGTAAGAATTATCATTGTTTTTGATTAATTATAACAGCAATAAATAATAAAAGCAACTAGAAGTATAATAGTTATAATGTCTGTAACTAAAGCTCAACTCTTATCCCCAGTAGGAATTGTTACTGCATCAGGCGTAAATGTAAGCGGTACGATTACTGCTACTAGTTTTTCAGGTAGCGGTGCAAATTTAACTGGGGTTGGCGTTACAGCAGGGGCAAGTGTTAATACATCAGGTATTATTACAGCAGTTAGTTTTTCTGGTGATGGAAGTAATTTAAGTGGTATTGGTATTGGATCTACTGCAAATGTTGCTACAACAGGAATTATCACAGCATCAAAGTTTTCTGGAAGTGGTATCGGATTAACAAACATTGGTGGACCTATCGCAGGATTGGTTTATAGTCCACCCATTGGTGCTACGGGTATTGGTTCATTATCCAATATTTCAATTACATTCAGTAAACCAATTCAAGCAGGTGTTGGTACAATTACTTTAAGAACTGATAGTGCGACTGGTTCAATTATTGAAAGTTTTGATGTTGGAACAAGTTCCTCTATTAGTATTAGTGGAGCAAAACTGATTATTGACCCAACAAGTAATCTAGGTGCAGGTACAACGCATTATGTTGTAATTCCAGCAGGAGCACTGAAAGATACTTATGCTGGTATTTCAAGTAATGTAGGTATTACCAGTTATTATTTTAGAACACAACAAATTGATTATTCTTTATTTGCATGGGGGTATAATGTTCTTGGGGCATTAGGACAAAATGATACTACAACTCGTTCATCACCAATACAAATTCCAGGAACACAGTGGAATAAAGTTACTGATGGGTACTCAAGTTTACTAGCAACTAAAACAGATGGAACGTTGTGGGCATGTGGATACAATAATTTCGGTGAACTAGGTCAGAATGATCAAGTAAATTATTCATCACCAAGACAAATTCCAGGAACACAGTGGAGTTCTTTGGATGCAGATAATTATGTATTTTTAGCAACTAAAACAGATGGAACGTTGTGGGGATGTGGAAATAACGGTTATGCAGCATTAGGACAAAACAATCAAACATATTATTATTCATCACCAGTACAAATTCCAGGAACACAATGGAGATCTGTGCATGCTGGGGGTTTGCATACGCTAGCAACTAAAACTGATGGAACTTTATGGGCGTGGGGACATGCTCCCCAAGGACAACTAGGGCAAAATGATACAGTACCACGTTCATCACCAAGACAAATTCCAGGAACACAATGGAATACAGCTTCCGTTGGATATTATAGTTCAATAGCGACAAAAACCGATGGAACCTTGTGGGTTTGGGGCGATGCTTCTTATGGAGTTTTAGGACAAAATGATGTAGCAAATCGTTCATCACCAAGACAAATTCCAGGAACACAGTGGTCCGTAATTCAATCTGTATATCATGCTCAAGGATCAATGTTCGCAACTAAAACAGATGGAACGTTGTGGGCATGGGGATATAATTATCGGGCAATTCTTGGACAAAATGATATAACAGATCGTTCATCACCAAGACAAATTCCAGGAACACAGTGGAGATCTATAAGCAGCAGATATCGACATGTTGTAGCAACAAAAACTGATGGAACATTATGGTCATGGGGATCTAATGCTTTCGGTAAATTAGGATTGAATAATACAACATATTGCTCATCGCCGGTACAAATTCCAGGAACCACATGGAGTTCTATGGTTACAGCTGGTACTTTCAATTCATTCGCTATTAAAGAAACATCATCATAAATACCTAAAAAACGATAATGGCGTTAAACTTTCCTGATAGTCCTTCACTAAATGACTTATACACTGACCCAACAACAGGGTTTACATATCAGTGGAATGGTGAAGTATGGAAAAGTGCAGTATTATCAAATCCGGATTCAATCAAAGAACTTACAGATATTTCATCATCATTTAATGGTATAACAACATCATTTTCACTAGCAATATCAGGCAATTCAGTTACACCAACCAATGCACAACAACTAATTATTAATCTTGGTGGTGTAATTCAAAATGCAGGAAATGATTATACAGTTTCTGGTAGCACACTTTACTTCACAACACCACCATCATCAGGGCTTACATTCACTGGAATATTTGTTGGATCTGCATTAGCATTAAACACAGTATCATCTTATGCAGTAGAACCACAAGACTTAACAACAGGTGGTCCTTCATGGAATACTTCTGGTGATGTAAGAATTTCTGGTGTCGGTACAGTTTCTAATACTGGATCAGCAACCACAGCACTGTATGTTGCTGGTGGTGCTAGAATTACTGGTATTCTAACTGTTGGTTCATCAAGCGTCACAATCAATGGTGTTACTGATAGAATTAGTGTAGGAACTGGATTAACAATCAGTTCATCAGGTATCACTGCTGGTGTAATTACTGCGACAACATTCTATGGTGATGGTAGCAATCTAACAGGTGTTGGTGTTGGATCCACAGCAAACATCAATACAACTGGTATTATTACTGCATCATACTTCTATGGATCTGGTATTGGAATTACAAATGCAGGTCCATTAGGTAGAATTACACCAATTTCTTATTCACCTGCGATTGGTGCGACAAATCAAAGTCCTGATGTAAGTGTTGTAATTACTTTCAATAAACCACTGGTGGCTGCTGCCGGAACAATTACCATTAGAAGTGGAAGTGCATCAGGATCAATTGTTGAAAGTTTTGATGTTCAGACAAGCCCACTTTTAAGTATCAGTGGTGGTGTTCTTACAATTAATCCAACGGACTCAACAATTGGTACTGGAACAACTTATTTCGTTGTTGTACCTGAAAATGCATATAAAGATATTTTAGGTTCTTCTGGTAACGTAGGAATTACAACTTATAGTTTTACAACTGCAACACAATTCTTGCAGTTGTTTTCAACAGGTCAAAATCACACTGGACAATTGGGTCAAAATGATAGAACATATCGTTCATCACCAATACAAATTCCAGGTATTCAATGGTCTCGTATTTCTAGTGGTGCGGATTTTGGTTTTGGAATAAAAACAGATGGAACCTTATGGGCATGGGGCAATAATCAATCTTCTAGATTAGGACAAAATAGTACTACACAATATTCATCGCCAAGACAAATTCCTGGGACACAATGGAGTGAAGTTGGTGGCGCTTATAATATTGGAATAGCTAAAAAAACAGATAATACTTTATGGGTTTGGGGACAGAATAATAGAGGAAACTTAGGTCAAAATGATATAACTTATTATTCATCACCAAGACAAATTCCAGGAACACAGTGGAATACGTTTTCTTCATGCTATTTTACAATTTTTGCAACTAAAACAGATGGAACTTTATGGTCATGGGGAAGTAATCAGTACGGAGAATTAGGTATCAATCTTAGTGGTCAATATCGTTCATCACCAACACAAATTCCAGGAACACAATGGGGATCTTTGGGTGGGGGAGGATATCATATGTCGGCAACAAAAACTGACGGAACTTTATGGGCATGGGGTTATAATGGAAATGGAAATTTAGGTCTCAACGATACCGCAAATCGTTTATCACCTGTTCAAGTTCCAGGAACACAATGGAACAATACTGTATCTGTAAATTATGTGGGAATGTTCACTAGAAGTAATGGGACATTGTGGTCTTGTGGTTATAATAACTTTGGTGCATTAGGACAAAATGATAGAACACAATACTCATCACCAAGACAAATTCCAGGAACACAGTGGGATATATCATTAGTTGATGGTTCTTCAAGTGCATTCCATACAATAGCGAAAAAAACAGACGGAACATTATGGATGTGGGGTCAAGGTTCTACTGGACAATTAATACAAAACAGTCCAATAGATCTTTCATCGCCAGTTCAAGTTCCAGGAACACAGTGGACACGCGCAGCCACAGGGTATAGACATTCCTTCGTAATGAAATCAGTAACATAAATACCTAAAAAACGATAATGGCGATAAATTTTCCTGATAGTCCATCGTTAAATCAAATTTTCAATGATACAACATCTGGTTTTAGTTTCCAGTGGAATGGTGAAGTATGGAAAAGTTATGTAGATCCAACGATTGGTAATACAACCAAACTAGATGATATCAGTGCTTCATTTAATGGAAGCACACAAACCTTTGCACTTACAGTTAATGGAACTGCTGCAACTGCTGATTTAGATCCAGCAAAAATTCTACTTAGCTTAGGTGGTGTAGCACAAAACCCAGTAGAAGACTATACAATCAGTGGTACAAACATTACATTTACCACTGCACCTGCGAATGGTCTTACATTTTTCGCAGTTATTTTAGAAACAGGTATATCAAAAGACTATATTTCTTCTGGTATCATTGGTCCAACAGGTCTTTCAACTGGTGGATTTTCTTGGAACACTGGTGGTGATTTATACATCAGTGGTGTTGCGACAGTTGCAAATACAGGTACAGCAACAACAGCATTATATGTTTCAGGAAATGCTAGAATTGCTGGTATTCTGACTGTTGGTTCTTCAAGTATTACGTTTGATGGTACAAATAATAGAATTACTGGAACAGGTATTACAATTAGCAGTGGTGGTATTGTAGCAAGCGCAATCACTGCGACCAGTTATTCTGGTGATGGTGCAAATCTTACTGGTGCAGGATTAGGTCCAACAAGTAACATCAACACCACAGGTATCATCACTGCATCTAAATTCTCTGGTGATGCAACATACTTAACTGATATTGGTGGTGTAATTCAAGGTATTGTTTATAATCCTACTGTTGGTGCAACTGGTATTGCAGCCACAACAAACATTGATATTACATTTAACAAACCAATCAAAGCAGGTATTGGAACGATTACATTAAGAACTGATAGTGCATCAGGATCAATTGTTGAAAGTTATGATATTACTTCAAGTAATCGTCTTACAATCAGCGGTGCGAAGTTAACAATTGACCCCACTAGCAATTTAGGTGCAGGTACAACGCACTTTGTTGTAGTTCCTGCTGGTACAGTCAAAGACTTGTTTAATACTGGTAGCAATGCTGTAATTGATACTTATAGTTTCACGACACAATCTTTTACCCTGTTTAGTTTTGGAAGAAATCCCAATGGACAATTAGGACAAAATGATACAGTAAGACGTTCATCACCAACACAAATTCCAGGAACACAATGGAGTTATATAAACTCTGCAAACTATCATTCATTAGCAACAAAAACTGATGGAACTTTGTGGGCATGGGGATCTAATGCTTTCGGTAAATTAGGATTGAATAATACAACATATTGCTCATCGCCGGTACAAATTCCAGGAACATCATGGAGATTTATTTCTTCTGATTATAACACCACAATAGCAACTAAAACCGATGGAACTTTATGGGCATGGGGAAATAATGGTGCCGGAGAATTGGGACAATCTAATACATACAATCGTTCATCACCAATTCAAATTCCAGGAACACAGTGGGGAAATATATCTGCAACTGCAAGTGATACATTTGCAACTAAAACCGATGGAACATTATGGTCATGGGGATATAATAGTTATGGTCAGTTGGGACAAAATGATAGAGTAAATCGTTCATCACCAATACAAATTCCAGGAACACAGTGGAATAATATACAAACAGGATTCTATTCTACATTTGCAACTAAAACCGATGGAACTTTATGGGCATGGGGATATAATCATAGAGGACAACTGGGACAAAATAATACAACATATCGTTCATCACCAGTACAAATTCCAGGAACATCGTGGAATTCTATAGGTGGTTTTCTTCAACATTTTTTAGCAACAAAAACCGATGGAACATTATGGTCATGGGGATATAATAATGCCGGAAGATTGGGACAAAATGATACAGCATTTCGTTCATCACCAGTTCAAGTTCCAGGCACACAATGGAGTTCTATAAGTGCTGGTGGTCAACATTCACTAGCTACTAAAACTGATGGAACTTTATGGGCATGGGGTAGAAATTATTTTGGAGAACTTGGAGCAAATACCTCTGGTTCAGCAGCATATCGTTCATCACCAATACAAATTCCAGGAACATCTTGGAGTTCTGTTTCTGCTGGTTATCAAAGTTCATCAGCAATCAAATCACAATAAATACCTAAAAAACCATGAGCCAGTCTAATGCACAACTTGTAGCACCAGTTGGAATATTCACTGCATCAGGTATCAATGCATCTGGTGTTGTAACTGCTACTAGTTTTTCTGGTGATGGTTCACAATTACAAGGTGTTGGTGTAGGAACCACAGGAAGTATCAATTCATCTGGTATTGTTACTGCATCTGCTTTTTATGGTAATGGTGCTAATCTAACTGGTATTACACTGATTGGCCCAACAGATAATTATACAACAACAGGTATCATCACTGCTGGTTCTTTTTATGGTGATGGTATTGGTATCACAAATATTGGTGGTCCTTTAAGTCCAATCATTTATTCACCTGGTATTGGTGTAACAAACATAAGTAATGATACGAATATTGTTATCACATTCAACAAACCAATCGCAGCGGCAGCAGCAACAACAGGTATTTCAACAATTACTTTAAGAAGCGGTAGTGCATCAGGAACGATTGTTGAAAGTTATGATATTGCGAATGTTGCTGCTGGATCTAGCGTAAGTATTAGTGGTGCTGTTCTTACAATTAATCCAACGGACTCAGTAATCAGTGCTGGAACAACTTTTTATGTTGTTATACCTGCTGGAACATTACAAGACACAATTGATACAAGCGATAATACTGGAATTACAACTTATAGTTTTACAACTGCGGCACAGTATTTGCAGTTGTTTGGGTGGGGAAATAATCAATATGCTGAATTGGGTCTTAATGATGTAATATTACGTTCATCACCAACACAAATTCCAGGAACACAGTGGAATTCTGTAAATGGTGGTAATGAACATTCATTAGCAACAAAAACTGATGGAACCTTATGGTCATGGGGTTATAACCGTGGAACTTTAGGTATAAATGACGTTATACCACGTTCATCACCGGTACAAGTTCCAGGCACACAATGGAGTTCTATAAGTGCTGGTAGTCATTTATTTGCAACTAAAACTGATGGAACACTGTGGACATGGGGTGGTAATTTACTTGGACAGTTAGGACAAAATAACAGAGTAGATTATTCATCACCAACACAAATTCCAGGAACACAATGGAATTTTATAAATGCTGCACTTGGTATTTCACTAGCAACAAAAACTGATGGAACTTTATGGGTATGGGGAGGAAATGGAAATGGACAATTAGGATTAAATAATAGAATAGGTCGCTCATCACCAACACAAATTCCAGGAACCCAATGGAATAAAATTGCTGGTTCTAATACACTTGCAGTAGCAACCAAAACTGATGGAACACTATGGGCATGGGGTCGCAATTATCAGGGACAATTAGGACAAAATAATACAACATATCGTTCATCACCAACACAAATTCCAGGAACATCATGGAATTCTGTAAGTGCTGATAGTGTTACTACATTAGCAACCAAAACTGATGGAACTTTATGGTCATGGGGTTATAATTATCTGGGAAATCTAGGACAAAATAATACAGTACAATATTCATCACCAAGACAAATTCCAGGAACACAATGGAATGCTATTAATTATGAAAACGGGATTAGTTTTGCAACAAAAACTGATGGAACTATGTGGGCTTGGGGTCGAAATACTTATGGACAATTGGGATTAAATAATACAATAGGTCGCTCATCACCAACACAAGTTCCAGGGACACAGTGGACATCTTCAATTTCTTCGGGCAATCATTCCTCATTTGCTATCAAAACAGTAACATAAATACCTAAAAAACAATGAGCCAGTCCAAAGCACAACTTACTAATCCATTAGGTCCTGTAAATTTAAGTGGTTTAAGTGCGACTGGGGTTGTAACTGCTACAACTTTCATTGGTAATGGTTCTGGTTTAACTGGAATTGCACTTACAGGAAACATCAATACAACAGGCATCATTACTGCATCTGCATTTTATGGTAGCGGTGCAAATTTAAGTGGAGCAGGATTAGGACCAACAAGTAATATCAATACATCAGGTATCATCACAGCAGGAAAGTTTTATGGTGATGGAAGTTTATTAACAGATATTGGTGGAGCATTTACACCATTAACTTATAGTCCTGGTATTGGTCAAACAAATGTAGGTGTATCATCAAACATCACCATTACATTTAATAAACCAATTAAAGTTGGAACTGGTACAATTACTTTAAGAACTGGAAGTGCATCAGGAACGATTGTTGAAAGTTTTGATGTTACTTCTAGTAGTAGACTTTCAATAAATGCAGGTGTTTTAACGATTAGTCCAACAAATTCACTTGCAGGGTTAACTACACATTATGTTGTGTTACCAGCAGGAACAATTAAAGATACTTATAATATTGATAGTAATACTTTAATTGATACTTATAGTTTTACCACACAGATATCTAATGTTCTCTTTGTTTGGGGGAATAATCTTTATGGAGACCTTGGACAAAATAATACAACACAATATTCATCTCCCGTTCAAATACCAGGAACGCAATGGAGTTCATTTTCTGCCCGCCATGTTACATTAGCAACAAAAACTGATGGAACCTTATGGTCATGGGGATATGGACAACAAGGTCAATTAGGACAAAATAATCTAACACAATATTCATCACCAGTACAAATTCCAGGAACACAATGGAATAAAATTAATGCAGAAGGTTATATAAATTCACTAGCAACAAAAACTGACGGAACTTTGTGGGCATGGGGATATAATATTGAAGGACAACTGGGACAAAATAATCGAGCGAATTATTCGTCACCACGACAAATTCCAGGCACACAGTGGAGTTCCATAAGTTGCGGTGGTCATACATTAGCGACCAAAACTGATGGAACCTTATGGTCATGGGGTTATAATTATGCCGGAAGATTGGGACAAAATGATACAGTAAGACGTTCATCACCAACACAAATTCCAGGCACACAATGGAGTTCTATAAGTGCTGGTGGTCAACATTCACTAGCTACTAAAACTGATGGAACTTTATGGGCATGGGGAAGTAATCATTTAGGTTACTTGGGACAAAATAATACAACATATTATTCATCACCAAGACAAATTCCAGGAACGCAGTGGAGTTCGGTTTCTGCTACTTATGGTGGAGGAAATCAGTCTGTTGCAACAAAAACTGATGGAACATTGTGGGCATGGGGTTACAATGGATATGGAACATTGGGACAAAATGATACTACAACTCGTTCATCACCAATACAAATTCCAGGAACACAATGGAATCTAATAGAAGGAGGTAATAACTTACTTCTCGCAACCAAAACTGATGGAACACTATGGATATGGGGATATGGACGTGAAGGAGCATTAGGACAAAATACTACAATAAACCTTTCATCACCAACACAAGTTCCAGGAACACAATGGAATTTCGTGAATGCTGGTGGTACCTACATTTCAGGTGGAATCAGATCATAAATATCTAAAAAACGATAATGGCGATAAATTTTCCTGATAGTCCATCGTTAAATCAAATTTTCACAGATGCTACATCTGGTTTTACCTATCAGTGGAACGGAACTGTTTGGATCAACTATAACTATACTGCACCAGCAAAGATCTTAGAACTTGATGATATCAAAAGTTCTTTCAATGGTTCAACACAAACCTTTGCGCTTACAGTATCAGGTTCTGCTGCTACACCAGTCAAAGCAGATCAGTTAATTATCAACATTGGTGGTATTACACAAAATCCAGGAACTGACTTTACTGTATCAGGAAGTAATATTACATTCACAACAGCACCAACAACAGGTCTTGACTTTTATGGTGTTCTGTTAGGTGGTTCAACAAGCTTATCAGCAGTATCATCAAATACAGTAAGACCGGATTCATTTACAACTGGTGGACCAACATGGAATTCATCAGGTGATCTAAAAGTATCTGGTGTTACAACGATTGCAAACACTGGATCTGCAAGTACAGCACTGTATGTTTCAGGAAATGCTAGGATCACTGGAATTGTAACAGTTGGATCATCAAGTATTACGATTGATGGTGCAAATAATTCAATTCAAGTTGGAACTGGTGCAACATTAAATGCATCAGGTATTACTGTTGGTATCATTACTGGTACATTCTATGGTAGTGGTGCAGGACTTGCGAATGTTGGTCTCGGAACACAAGGAAGTTTGAATACAACAGGTGTCATTACTGCGACAAGTTTCTATGGTGATGGTTCTGGTCTTACAAATCTTGGTGGTCCTTTACAACCACTGACGTATTCACCTAGTATTGGGCAAACAAATATTTCTGATGTACCAACAATCGTTGTTACATTCAACAAACCACTGAAAATTAATACAGGATCAATTACAATCAGAAGTGGAAGTGCATCAGGTACAATCATTGAAAGTTTTGATGTAACATCCAGTTCTGCATTAAGTATTAATGGTGGTGCTTTGACGATCACACCAACAGTTGCTTTAGGTGCTGGTACAACACATTTTGTTGTATTCCCTGCGGCAGCATATAAAGATACTTTTGAAAGTTCTTCAAGTGTTGGTATTACAACTTATAGCTTTGTAACTGCGACACAGTATTTGCAGTTGTTTGCATGGGGTTCTAATTCTAACGGAACATTAGGACAAAATAATATAACAAATCGTTCGTCACCAATACAAATTCCAGGTGTTCAGTGGGCACAAATTGATAGTTACTACCACACAGCAGCAACAAAAACTGATGGTACATTGTGGGTATGGGGATCTAATGGTAACGGTAAATTAGGATTGAATGATAGTGGAACAATAACTGCACGTTCATCACCAGTACAAATTCCAGGAACATCATGGAATTCTATTAGTCTTGGATATGCTCATTCATTAGCAACAAAAACTGATGGAACTTTATGGGCATGGGGATATAACGGATTGGGGGGATTAGGGTTAAATGATGTAGCCAATCGTTCATCACCAAGACAAATTCCAGGAACACAATGGGAAAATTTGGCTGGTGGCTTATATGAGACCCTTGCAACCAAAACTGATGGAACTTTATGGTCATGGGGTTATAATGCCCAAGGACAATTGGGACTTAATATTAATAACAATTATTTTTCATCACCAGTTCAAGTTCCAGGAACACAATGGAGTAGACCATATAGTGGATATACGTTTAGTGGAGCACTAAAAACTGATGGAACTTTATGGACATGGGGAAGAAATCAAAGGGGAAATCTAGGACAAAATAATACAGTACAATATTCATCACCAAGACAAATACCAGGAACACAATGGAGTGCAGCTTCATTCGGTTATTATCATATTTTAGCAACAAAAACTGATAATACTTTATGGGCATGGGGCAGTGAAGGAGATGGTTCTATCGGACAAAATGATAATGTGGTTTATTCATCACCAAGACAAATCCCAGGAACCCAATGGTCATTGACCCAAAATCGTGGTGGTGGATATTTTAGTTTAGCACTTAAAACTGATGGAACTTTATGGGCAGTGGGTGGAAGAAATGGAAGTGGTCATTTAGGTCAAAACGACGATATACGTCGTTCATCACCAACACAAATTCCAGGAACACAGTGGTCTTCATCATCACAAGCATATGCAATTGGATATGCAATCAAATCAGTATAACATAAATACTTAAAAAACAACAATGAGCGTACCTGCGGTCAATATTGTAATTGAAAAGGGAACTGATTTTGAAGCAATTTATAATGTAACAAACAATGATAGTTCTGTTTATTCATTAACCAATCAAACAGCAACTGCAAAAATTCGTAAGCATCCCACTGCATCATCTGTTAAATCATTTCAAACATCAATTACAGTCGCAACTGGTGAAATTAAAATCTCTATGGGTTCTACGGTAACCGCAGAACTTACAGCAGGACGCAATTATTATGATGTAATCTTAACTCATTCAGCAACTGGTAAAGTTGTAAAAATCTTTGAAGGAACAGCAATGGTTCACGATACGGTGTCTGTATGACTTACAAAGTATCAGTTTCAACCAATAGTTATTCTGTAAAACAGAAAGCAGCAGCAAACTTTAAAGTATCTGCAATTTTAGGTTCAGGAGCATCAGAAGTGGCTAACCTATCAGACTTATCAGACGTTGATGTATCTGGTCTTCAAGATAACTATGTGTTAATTTATAATGCAGCAGCAGGTAAATTTGTAGCAGAAAATCCAGATAATGTGCTTTCTAATGCGGTTACTGGTGGATTACCAAACACCATTATAAATGAACTAGATACTGCGCTTGATGATAAAATTGATTTGGATGGTGGTGCCTTTTAAAATAAATAAATAGTAAAAATAGTGTAAGAAAAGATGGCTGCTCCTGTATTACAGTTTAAGAGAGGTCTTCTTGCTAATCTCCCTGGTTTAAGGGCTGGTGAACCTGGATTTACAACCGATAGTTACGACCTTTATGTTGGTATTGATAGTACCACATCAAATAATAAGTTCTTTGGTTCACATAGATATTGGACGAAAAATACTGCATCTACAGGTAGTGGTGTAAACTTTGTAGAGGGTACAACTAACGGTACTGATTTCATTACCTTAAAGGCACCTGATAGTCTTTCAGGTATTACAACCTTTACACTCCCTGGTGCTGATGGTACAGCAAACCAAGCAATTGTAACCAACGGTTCTGGAACTTTAAGTTTCGCATCAGTTACAACAAGTGCAGGAACACTCACTGGTGCAGGTGCTGGCGTTACGACTTTCTTGGTTACTCCATCGTCATCAAACTTAGCTGCTGCAGTGACTGATGAAACTGGTACTGGAGCACTTGTATTCGCTAATACTCCAACACTGGTAACTCCTGTTCTTGGAACTCCTACATCAGGTACTCTTACTAACTGTACTGGATTACCTATCTCTACTGGTGTTTCTGGACTTGCTACCGGTGCTGCTACATTCTTAGCGACTCCTTCGTCATCAAACTTAGCTGCTGCAGTGACTGATGAAACTGGCACTGGAGCACTTGTATTCGCTAATACTCCTACGTTAGTAACACCTGTTCTTGGAACTCCTACATCAGGTACTCTTACTAACTGTACTGGATTACCTATCTCTACTGGTGTTTCTGGACTTGGTACTAACATCGCAACATTCCTTGCGACCCCTTCATCAGCAAACTTAGCTGCTGCACTGACTGATGAAACTGGTTCGGGTTCCGCAGTATTTGCAAACACACCAACACTGGTAACTCCAGTTTTGGGAAATGCAAGTGCTTCAAGTCTTAATATCTCTGGTATCACAACTACTGGTACTTTAGTTCTTAACGGAACTCCTGGTATTAGCATTACTGGAATTTCTTCAAGCGCCGCACTTGCAGAAAACAGCAATGCATATCTACCAACACAAGCAGCAGTTAAGGCATACATTGATGCAATTGATGTAGATGATGATCTTGGAATTGCTGGTGATAGTGGTA